AATCGATGCCGCAAATCGCGTACGAGACACCGCCATACGCATGCGAGTAGATGAACGACCGGCACACCACACGGTTAGCAGCATTACTTACATTAAACTCATCACAATAATAAGTAGTCGAACTTCCTTTCTGTGAATGTACTCCTACAATATCCATATATTTCTGATGATACATACCAGTACAATATCCACTAACAGTACCAGACTTTACCTTTCTAGTGCTTCCATCTGGCATCTCTATCAACAACTTATATTGTTCCTGAGTATTCGTATTAGGCAAAGAAACACCTGACAACCATTCATACTTATCACCGTACAAATTCTCATATCCCATGCAGTTTGTATTGTAAATGAGAGAATATACATTCTTTCCATCTTCATTTGGGCGTACATACCATGCATTGGAAGTCTGATGTGCTCCTCCATCTGAATTATAGCTTATGGTATCCTGCATACCAAGCAATGCCGTAGTTCCGATATTTCTCTGTTCTGTTGACTGTCCATATCCGCACTGGTCCTGAGAATCACGACGACCATAGAAAGCAAAAAACAAGTTAGCTATATCCTTGTGCATCTCCCAGTCAATAAGTTGAAGTCCCCTTTGCTTGGCATAATAGATGAAATCACTCTGAGTCAATGAGCCAACACTTGCATTACCTGTAGCAGCCGAATACAATTTACTACCTATCGTACATGCCTCAAAGACAGCTACCAGACACGGTTCATGCTCAACCCAGTCAGGTTCCATATCTTCAATCTTATCGCTGTTGCTCAATACCACGCAATCAAATTCCGCATACTTATGAATAGTAAAGTTCAATTCCGTAGCCCCTTCCGGAACATCACAGATAATATACATACCATTGACAAACCTGTTGTTTAGAGAATCTACAAAAACATCCTTCACTACATTCTTTCCGGAATCCGTAAAACATGACCCAATCATTGATGTACCAAGTACAGTCGGGAATCTCACTTTCTTATATCCAAACACGTTAACTTTACAGACAAGATAATTTGAATCCTGTGAATAAGCATCATCAAGATGCTGTCTTCCAACAGTCAGTTTATACCCTTCACGCACATTCTTTTCAGACTCAATCTCATCATAACCAATAACCTTACATTCAGGTCTATCCGGCATTTCTTCATTCGAACTGAAACATGAATACTTCTTGTTATTCAGGTAGTCATTGATACCCTTATACCAATAATGAGGCTCATAGATATACACGTCACCTTCAGTAGAATCCAACTTAGCCGGTGTTCCTGAAGCTGCTACTTCCGCATCCGCATAATAATTACTATCCTCATCATGAAGCTGGCATATAACCATCTTTCCTTCTGATTTCAGTTTACCAAGTACCCGATGTCTGTTTCTCCTGATAACTGATATATGAGCACTTGTCTGATAAGTATTGCCAAACTTGTATCCGGTCTCATTATCAAGGTTAGATATATTTGCATCGTCCGGAACTGTATCATCAAACTCAATCATAGTATATTGAGGCTGACGAATATTCAGCTCATCAAACCGTTCAGCATATTTAGCATACACTTCTTCATCAAGATACTTAGTCAGTTTGTAGTTGCCAACCAGCTTACACCTTGTATTTGTAGTGATACCTTGAGCGTCAATACCTCCAATACCAGAATCATACCAAACCTTCAAATCACTTCCGTCTCCTTCCAGATTAATTCCAGTTATACGAACATATTTCAATGCACCTTTAAGAGCGAACATCTCATCAAATACCTTTTTACCGTCTATAAGGGCACAATTTTCAATCCATAATCCTGTAAGATTATTCTTTGCATCAAATGTGATAGCATCCCATTCTATATATTGCATTGAACGCAGTACAAGAGTCTGGAAGTTTTCAGGAAGATGAAGTTTATTAATAAGCGCACCCTCAGCAAAGGTTATTGTAGACATCTTTGTACATCCGGATGCGTTCACTTCTTCCAGACGGTTGCATCCTGACAGGTCAAGGCTCGGAAGGTTGGTGTAGTTGACTACCTCAAGCTTACGCAGCATCGGTATCTTCGTACCAAGAACAAGCTCTGTCAGTGCGTATGTCTTTGCGCTGCTTCCAAGAATAAGCTCCTCAAGAACAGGAAGCGTCGGAAGGCTCATGTCCGTAAATCCACCCCACGCAGACAGGTCCAGTTTCTTCATCCATTCGCCACCGTACAGGTGGAATATTGTTCCAATGTTGGCCATCTGGTTATAAGTATAACTCCATTCCACATCTTTAGTAACCTTTTGATGCACCATTGTATCACCTTCACGACGGAATTCAAAATAGAAATCACGAAGCGGAGTAGCCTTTACTGTAGCACCTGCAGCACTATTTCCTTTGAACGATATATCAGTTGCTGTATATTGTCCCGTACTATATCTTGCATCAAATAACCCCATACGATTCGTTATCCACCAGTGACGGTGTGACTTACGACTACCTTGCATAGCTTCCAGGTACGAATACTTGACATTTGTAACTGAACCATCCTGATTTACTTCAACACCTAATGTCTTCGGCTCAACATATTTATTCAAAGCATCAAGGTTATATATTCGTTCACAGAACTTTGCGCTCTGCTCGTCATCGAACATTTTAAATATAGTGCTGTTTGACATTCGTTCACGAATACGTCTGTACGCAGCCTGCAATTCTTCCGGGAACTGTTCACGAAGATTCTTCCACAATACACTATCATGACCAGCATAGGCATACACCGTCTTTTCTTCAGTTGAAAGCTCAGGATCGACAGTGTTTTCGTCCACATCCCAGGAATACTTCAGACGGCCGTCGTTACGCACACCCAAAATAGTATCACAGTCATAGAATATCATATAGGCAAGAACCTTGTCTTTTTCCGGATCATACCAGAATCCCATCATCATGTTCTTCACGCGCTGGTCTACGCATCCCATTATTTCAGTAAACATATAATAGTCGCACAAATAGTTTACATCAAACCAGTCCGCGAGCTCAGCCTTGAATTTTCCACCGTCGTTCTGTGTGCTCTTTACCCACTTAACCAACGGCTCAAGATATTTCGGCTTACGGGTTCCAGCCTCATACTCGGCGTTTATGTCGTCATCATCCGGGAATCTCGCCTCAAATACCTTCAGCCAGTTCGGGGTACCGTCATCACCCTTTGTATCAAAATCATCATCCAGGAACATGCCCATCGGGTAGTCATTGTTCAGGAACTCCCAGCACTCGGTCGGGTTAACGCCACTAAACTTATCTGCTACCCACGACTGGTCATGATAACCAGGTATATCGCAGAATCCAAATACAGCTTCTGTTGACTTGTCGTTATTGAAATTGAACTTTCCAAGGAACTGTGGAGTTTCGTCCAGGGTACCGCGGTAGAACAGGTAACAAGGTTCACCGTCGATGGTTGTTCGCACATCATATCCATATTCTCCTGAACAATGTGCCTGAGCAGGAGTCAACTCTCCTGCAGCAGTAAGGATATTCTGTACAATTTTTGCCATACCAGTGTTATGTGATGATGAGGATTCGGCAAAGTCAGCCTTAAGACAGAAACAATCCACAGGAGCTGCTGCCTTGTTGGATGTACCTGCCTGACGGAATGAGTATTTCGCCTCTTCCTGAAGCTCTCCTCCAACACCTTGTTCGTCACAGCCAAGATACAAATCACCGGCTACCTTGGAAGCATTCTTGAAATAAATGCGGTAGTTCTTTATCGGATATGCAAGTGATGAAGTTCCCTGCAGACGGATACATCCTCCCACGCACTTGAAGTTCAATGACTGGTTCCCTTTCACCACACAAAGCATCTCGTCCACATCATATTTCGGGTCTTTGTCGTTATTGACAGCCGCTTGGAGAACAGTAGGAACCCCATTGTCCTGCCGCCCGGTAATGATGATATAACGCATTCCGTCCGGAACACTGTCAACTGTAACATTTCCGTTGTCATCAATCACATTATTTGATTCATACAACGCAAACATGTCATCAACAGAATCCTGGTCAATCATATAACAATCCAAAACCTGAGAATCACTAAGATACGTATTATAAGCCCTCAACAGATACACATCTAACGTGGCACCGTCTGCTCCCATGGTAACAAACTGCGGGTCGGACTGGTAAATGCTATCAGAAGCAGACCTCTGTACAGAACCTGACATGATTCCGTTGATATACAAATATACCATCTCAGTATTCAGTTTCTCATATTCTGATGAACCAGATGCTGATTTAGGAAATGAGACAAACATTACCTCATAGACTTCGCCTGAAGCCATCTTCATGGATAATGAGGACTTACCTTTAGTCTGCATTCTTGCTTCCTGTGATGTTATCACAAAACCTGTTCCATCACCGTCAACGCATCTTATCAACTCAGCTTCATCATCAACAACTTCAGAGACCTTATACTTTACAGCAAAAGCAAAAGCGTTAGTTACGTTCTGGTCTGGTTGCCTTAACGGAGCATATTGAACGACAGCACGAGCTTTGTCATTCAATCTTAACGCATTTCCAATCCATCCGTCACCGCCCCATTTGAATCCTTCGAACACAGTTTGAATGCCGTTATAACTCCATTCTTCACGGTTGACATCATTATTATTTCTTCCCTGTGCAGAAAGTTTGAGAGTCATTCCGTCTGTGGGTTCACTTATATTGAGTTCACTCTTCTCTGCAATCAATCTGAAGCTGTATTCAGTTTTGCCTACAACAATCCGGCACTTCTGTTCTCCATAATTAGAAGCACGAAGCGTAAGATTCTGTACAACGAAAGGAACAGATGATGATGAGGCTACATCTTCACCAACATATACGATGGCATTTGTAGGAGTTTCTTTAGGATTATATGCGGCATAGGATAGTGTATATACATCAAACTGCTTTGTTTGTATGTAAGGCGTATTTTCTCCCAAGATAAGGCTTCCATCAGGATAGTCGAACCTTGCATATACTATCGGAGCATTATTATCAGTTTCTCTAACACCTATTGCAAAGTATATGCTGTTTGATTTAATTATATTATCCTCAGACAGCTCAAGTTCTACGACAAGCTGAATAGAATGGGTTCCATGTGACATTCCAGATGTATCTATACTGAATGATCCATTCGCTGTTGAAGCAGTTATACTTCTATCTTCCTTGTCAACACCATCAACGTAGCACCTTAATGTTTTGTTTCCTGCTCCTGACAGAGCATAAGGGATAGTGATACTATCTCCTCTATTGATAGATGTTGCAATATTGAATGAACTGGATAGAGTCAACTGAACCACATTGATTGTCCATGTAATTTGAGAAACCTGCATCTCTGCGCCTTCACCGACCTGAACCTTTACCCTTACAGTATTGGTACCTACTCCCATATACTTTGTCACATCAACAGTATTGCTGCTTCCTGCATAGATGTTACTTTCTAATGTATTGGTGTTAGCACCTTGTATGATTGTCACTATCGCCTTAGCCGGATTTCCCGTTGATTCTCCAGTCTCAGAATTGACATGGTCATACTTGTATGTCAATTTCACATCGTCTCCAATCTTTACAGTCTTGTTAGCTGTAACGCGAGTAAGAATTACCTTCGTTGCAAGACTGCTTCCGCCACCGGCACCGGAGAACTGGTCTGTAGTACTTATCACTTCACCACCTGCATTCAAAAGAGAGATAGAATATACCTTCTGATCACCCTCTCCTATCTCGTTCAATTGTATTCCTGACGCCACCGAGCCTGTATTCTTCTTTAACTCATTGAATACAGCCTTTCCACTTACAGGGTTAGTTGAATTTTCATTAACGGCCTGGTCCACTTCAACAACTGGTATCTCAAGGTCAACCTGTCCATGTTCATCCGGCGTCAACTCTTGAACAGAAACACCTTTTGTTACTTTAATTTTCTTAATCGCATCTCCACCTCCGAAACGTTCCCAGGCAGAAGGCTCAAGCCAGCTTTCAATGCTGGTTCCTGAAAAACGATAGTCCTCCCATTTACCTGCAGATACTTCGAATGTAATAATCTTACCCTTCTTATCTTCATCATCTATCTTGTCGTTTGCGATTGCCTGAAGTGCTGTTTCAATAGTGTAATACCCTTCTATCAATGGATGCTGCACAGAAACATTGTAGAATCCGCTTCCAGTACCAGAAATCTGTTTCCAGTTACTTTCAGTGCTCCAGTTTTCAATAGAATCACCGGTGAAAGTAACGTCAATCCATGAACCATCATCGGAAAGATAACGCACTTCAAACCCATGAATTCTTAGTTCTTCCGGAACAAGATTGACAGCGGAAACCAAATCTAATCTTTCGCCATTTTTAGATACATTTTTAAAGAAGATATTTTCATCAATCTTATCAGATAGTTCTTTCTTGGTATCAGTAATGCTCTTTTCAATCTCATTGAACTTCTTAAAAAGAGTAGAATTAGCTACAGGACGGTCTGAATCTTCAGATAGTTCCTTATCTGTAATAGTAATAAGCTCTCCTCCATCCTTCCATTTATTTGTCTCTGTATCCCAGTTATAGATGTGACGAGGATTTCCAACAAATGCATAGCAGCCAATAGTTCCCCTAACCGACTGTAGAACTTCTTCAGATTCAAAATTACCTTTGAATTTAGATACATAATCAGAAGGATAACAAGCTGAAGTTAAAGTTATTCTATTATAATCAGGATTAGAACTTTCAACGCCAGAACATTTAAGAGTTAATACACCAGGATCTGATTCTTCTTCATTAGCAACAATCCTTCCAGTCAAATAAGGATTAATTGCTTCTAAATTCATTGAATAATTTTTATTTACACTATCTTGTAAAAAAATTACATTATATTTCTTTCTATCTAACAGTGCTTCTCCACGTACCTCAAATGATAAAATAAAGAATGGGACAGTACATGGTATTTTAGTAACGTACTTATTACTTCCATCAAAATTTATAATTATACTATTTAAATCTAAATAATTATATTCAGTTACAACAGACTTTATCCCAATATTTTTTAATACTTGCGCTTGTTCTTCTTCCGATAATGATTGTTCGGTCTTAAAAAGTACATCATTCGTCACCCTTTTAGCAGCATCTTCAGCAATAGAAACAGCTTCTTCTCCTTTCTCCTTAGCATTGTTACCCTGTTCTTTCGCATAATCTCCCTGTTCTTTCGCATACTGCGCAAGTTCACCTGACTGGCCGGCCAATACAGCCTGTCTCTTTGCTTCTTCAGAATACTCCTTGGATTTTTCAGAATATTCCTCAGATTCATTTGCAGACTCTTCGGACTTCTCAGCATAGTTCTGTGATTCGGCGACAGCCTGATTAGCTTCTTGAAGAACTTTTGAAGATACATCCTTTGCAAGATTCTCAGCACTGATTTTTCTTCCCTTATTCAGCTCTATAAAATCACCCTCTGAACAAGATTCAACCTCACTCAACTGGTCTATTGTAGCAGAATTTGTCTGTAAGGATTGAATCACAGATGATATGATTTCCTGTTTTTCTTCGTTTGTCATAAATCTATAGTTTTAAATCTGTAATTATCATTATCAATGGTTCTATAACGTGAATCATCTACACGTCTCATTATCATCTTGTTGTTCGTTTCAATATCAGGATTTAACAATGAAACCCTTCTTATTGCCTGTTTAAACACATAAGACCTTATACCCTCTACAAGTACATTCATTTCAGGTACATTAGAATCAACCCTGGCATAACGAACGCCATCGACATAAAAATAGCTGCAACATAATGCCTTGTTTAGCAACTCTGCATACCACACTGGACAGCCTTTTGAACCTCCCATAGTAAGAGTCTTCTGTACATTGTCAATACTATATATGTCAATAACATCATTACCTGAAGTTGTATATTGCTCATTATCTACTCCGAAAACCCAATCATCATCCTTGAATCCCCCAGGTATTCTGAAATCAAAAAAGTATTGCATTCCATCAATCCAAAATACAGCATCCTTTCTCATCCTATTATTAGGATTTGAATACTGTAATAGAACAGTTCCAGAGACATCATCTGTCACACGGAATACTTCTGAACATACCCCATCAACTTCAACAGAATATAGGCCATCATTCAATCCTGTTATTTCTGTGAAATACAAAGTTTCATTGGGGTTCATCAACCAAGACCTCATGTTAACCATCCGCCTTTTCCCGTCTATTACATCAACGATATATACTGATGGGGAATTACTTTCATTGTATGCTATTATTTGCAAAAGAATATGGTCATACGGAGAGAATGACTGCATATATCTGCTTGATAATCCAATATCCGTAGATGGATTGAAGAATAATGGAGTAAAAGGACTTATCTTATACATATTAGCATTCAATTAATTCATATTCAAACACTTCATCATTGCATACATTAATATCAAGATTTTTCAGATACCCTTTATATAATTTCCCATCCCATTCAAAATCTACGTATCCATTCCAGTCTTCAGGCAATATGAAATCATTTGTCTTAATGGTAATATCCCCTTCCTTAAACAATTGCGATGCAAGAGATACATTTTTGTTCACTCTATTAGAGTTTATCATGATATTATCCAAAATATCACTCGAAGTATATATAAGACGAGAAGTATATGATGCAAGGAACCTTTCATTTGCCTCAATAAGAAAATGTGGAAACAATCTGGCATTAAATATAGTTTCTGTATACACTCCATCAACAGATATACTTCTATCCAATTTATAACATGAATCTGCTATAGATGTATAAACTATGAATGTATTATTATCACTATCAGAATCAGATGTCTGATTAACATTCTTCTTCGACAATTCCTGAAATCCATAACTATCAGCACGGTATGGGCATAAAAAATCAAGTGTCTGCTCTTTAAGATTCAGTCCAGTAGAATATTCAATTGTAGAATTAAACTCATCCTTACCATTATTCCCTAAATCATAGTCCTGTTTTGCATATCCAACCTTCACAGATGAGTAAATCCTTCCAGAAGATACGCTGTACTCAGGTTCACTGACCACACTCAAAGTTTTTGACACACTATTTAAGAATACAGAATTTCTATGTACAAATTTTATAACATACCTATCAGTAGGTATAACTACAGGAATATCTTCTCCATCGTTCCTCTCTGGAAGTGAAGGAACAGGACCATTATACATAAGCAATCTGTTTCCTGATGTTGAGATATATGATGTTCCATCATCGTAGCTACTAAGGTCAGAAATATCAACAAAAACAGCAGAAGGATTTAAACGGCCATCTTTTTGGTAAGATTCAGAATCTTCAAAAACACTATAGTACGAACCTGATTGATAGTACAAGAATTTAGACAATTCTTTCGAGAATAAAATATTCTCCCTGTTTACATCACCATCGTATTCCCCAGAATCAAGAATATTTCCTATAATAAATCCACCAAACCGTGCAAGATGATTATATCTTGAAAAATCAAGTGACGAAATAAAATAATCATTTAATCTGTTGTTAACTGAATCTGTGATGTAATATTTCTTTGAAACAGAATCATACAATATGTTTTTATCTATTATAACAATATCAAAACTACTATTCATCTCATTATACTTCTCTATTCCAGGATAATTAAAGAAGTAATAAACCCCATTATTTCCAAGTCCACCGAATAAGTAATCCTCAAAAAACACTACATCAACTAATGTCACATCATCAGGCAATAATGCATCTATTTCTTCATTTGTTAAACCCGTATAATATTTTCCAGGCCTTACAAACTCATCTGCATCAATCTGAACATCATCATATACATAATCCTTTGTATAATCAACATCATCAGAACCGTCATCTATATTAGTATTCTCTCCATCTGATTCTATCACATAAACCATTCCTGCTACTACTTCAAGAAATTTGCAAAAATCAGAGAATGACGTATACAACTTTGCTGAATTAAATTTTCTAACTGACTCACCAGCAACAAGTAATATTTTGTCTAACTCCGTATTATCAAAATTAACTTCTCCCCTTACATAAGAAGCCATCCCCATTTTTTCGATAAGATTATTCAGTAAAGAAGAAGGCTTTACAACATCGATATAGCTTATTTCTCCAGTCTCATTCCATCTAAGTTCACCAAGGTTATAAAAATAAAATGTAGATCTTCCAAAGCTAACAGGATTAATAAGCATAAAACGATGCAAGCACAACTGAAGCCTTTCACCTTTCAAAAGATTTACATTACATAATCCACTCGCATTTACAAACGAACTAACAATAGATACAGGATTACCATTCACTGGAATTTTATACAATGATACCATTACATCGTTCAGTTCACCACTTACAGAGTTTACAACATTTATTGAAATTGACTTTAAATCAATCTCAATGCTGACATCTTTAACTGCTTCAAGAAAGTAACTCGTTGTATTAAGATTAGGCCCTGCAGTCACCCATGAAGAAGATGTGTCAATTTTTCCAGACAATCCTTCTTCCTGGTCATTCATTTTTACATATCCATCGACTTGAATATCACTTTCTGCATAAGAAACAGGAGGTATATAATATACAAAACCACTGCAATCAACATTTTCTCTTATCGTATAACTTTCATCATCAACAGAATTTCCAGTAAATACAATTCTTACAGTATTTAACAACCTTACCCCATCAAAATATAGCTGTTTACCTTCCTTGACTTCATCAACAAGAACCTCATACTTAGTCCCCTTGTTTGAGTTCAATATTGCAGCAACAGAATTATCTAGACAGGCTATCTGTGCAGTATATCCATCATACTTGAATGTAGAAAAATCGATTGGGCATTCAAACAGCAAGTCATATTCCCAGTTATTATTAATTCTATAAACAGCAAATGCTCCTGTCGATTTCAATTTATTCTCAGTATAATAAGAAACAATCATATTTCGTGCCTTTCCAGTCAACGTGATCGTACTACCACATTTTCTCACAACACCACCATAATCAGACCTCACATACGACAATTTTATGTCATCAAGATTTGTAATCATGTCAGAAATATCAATGCAATTTGATTTTGATATTTCAACTTTACTAGAGCCAAGTGATATATAGAATTTGCAATTCATTTTCATGCTTTTTTCAACAAAAGCAAATATATAAAAATAGGCAAACCGACTACGGCTTGCCTAAAATCCTGCTCATCCAAAAACACGCAAACAACTGATATAAAATACATTACACAAAACCAAACTATTTAACCATGCTACTTCTGCAGACAAGTACATCTCCAGCAATCCAGTCTCCAGGACTTATGGATTCCGATGCCGTTGCCAGTACTGTTGCTACATAATTGAACTGCTGAGACTCAATCTTCCCATCAGAGTTAACAATCATAATATATTCATCAGTCAATTTTATTGCAAACCCCTCCTTATCAAATTCCTTAAAAATCAAAGGACCTACATTCTTTCTTATTGGAACAATCTCTATATATCCATTAACAGAATCCTGCAATTCTTTCAACGAGAAATCACTCCCGTTTGCCGGGAAAGTAAATGATACTTCCCCGGAAGTAGTAACAATAAAACTTTCCATATCAATAAACGGTTACAAGGTTTTCTATCTTAAAGCATCTCATCTCTCCTTTATCTACATCAAAGTATGCAAATGTCTTGTAACTTGGCTTTGTCAGTTTTTTCCCGTGAATTGATGTTCCGGCCGGAAGATTGTACAATGTTCCTGAAGCATGTCTGATGCTTCCGTCAACTTTCTGGAATGCAAATTTCACAATACCCTTTCTCATATTTTTAGCAAGTCTGTATAACTCCCATGCCTTAATAAGACAGATTTTCCACGTGTATTCTGTTGTTTTTGCTAACTGGTGTGCATACTTCATCACTCTTACTCGAAAATTACTCTTTTCCATAATGCTAATTATTTGGTTTGACTTATATTTTAATTGTACTATAAAGATAGTTCAGATTGACTATATATGCAATCGTAAACTTCGCCATTTTCAATTGTCAAACCATAATTAACTTATTAATCTACAACACATTGCCTAATCATATTCCGAGCAAACGAGATACGGCTACGAACCGTACCTAATGGTATATGCATCTTTTTTGCTATCTCTTCATAAGAGTAACCCTCAGCATACATTATAGCGCAATCAACGGAACATGATTTTCTCCTGCATTTTTCAATTATCCCATAAAGTTCATTCCTTAACGTTTCATTGTCCGCATCGAAATAAGAATGGATATGATCAGCCTTCTCCTCAGAATCGAAACGTATCAATGATTCATGATTGTATGTTGTTATATATGTGTTCAACATAATAACGCTGCACCATGGTCGGAAGCTCTTGGAAGAATCATATTTACTTTTATTTGACAGAATCTTATACACAGTCTCTTCGGCAAGGTCTTCTGCGTCCATCATATTCCTGCAATACTTTCTTGCCAGTCCCAATATCCACTGATATTGCTCAATCACTATCTGCTCCAACCCCATGTCCATGCAATATTTTCATTCGAGATGATGAAAACTTATTCTGCTTCTCAGTAGTCTTTCTGAGTAAGTCTATAAGAAAATCCGGGTTGTTGCAAAGTGACGATAAAAGATGAATTATTATGTCACATTTCTCATTAATTACTGGCAATAAAGCCACATTGTCGAATTTTTCTTCCATGTCTATTACGATTATTAGTGTTACAATCGTGTTACAAACCAAACGGAAAAAAATTCGACAAGCAGCAAAAAAGTTATCTAACGATGCAATTTTCTTTTAATTTCAACATCTGCCTGATGAACCATATTCGCATACACACCTGCAGTAATGATTCTTGTGTCAATATTCATTTTGAAATAAGTCATAAGAAACGCTATCTCCCTGTCAAATGATGCACGTACATCATCAGGAGTATTTTTCTTTCTATCAGCAGAAGAAGTGTCTTCAATCCTCTTTCTCATGTACTCCGCTTCTGCAATCATACGGTCTATTCTTGAAGGAATCTTTTCACGCTCAATACCAGTAATTCCCATTTCTGACAGAAGTCCAACAACATCATCTACAGCGTTTATGCTAATAAGCGCCTTCAATATCTTTGCAATAGTAATCCTGTACTTAATCTTTATTTTCTCTTCCTTTTCTAAAATTGCAGATTCTATTCCGGAAGGATTTACTATGCTCTGATACTGATATATCAATTCTGAAGCCACATTTTCCAGCATGGAATTATTATCACCTTCCTCCATAAGAACTTCTCTGTTTCCACAAAGAAGTTCAATAAAATCAAACATACTCAACCTGCTTAATGTAGTTATCATAATCTTGTACTTTTATAATGTTCATAATTAGAGTTGTATGCTTCCTTATGTATTATCTTCATTATTTTCCTGAGTTCTACACGCATTCCTTTCATCTCACGAGATAGTTCAGAATAATCATTTACAACAACAGGACTACTTATTCCTGAATCATATATAGTATTCATTCTTACATTCTCATTGAATTCGCTTATATCAGGGAACACTTCAGCACCTTTCGGTAAATCTACCACGGTAGGAACATCTGGAGTTACCCATGACTTACCACCATACACAACAACCTCATGCTTTCCACCATCACCAACGATAGCCAATCCTCCAATATGTCCACCGTTCTTAGTACCTTCCTTGTATGCAGGAATTGGTGTTGCTGCGATAGTCGCTATCTGTACCGCTCCCATTGCACCTACTATTGCAGCAAGTACTAGGTTAGGTAATGCACGAGTTATTGCAAGTGCTGTTGCTATACCAGCCTGAGCAATGTCCACACCCTTCTGCCATTTAGCCTGCTTCTGCTGCAACTGAACTTTCTTTTTCTCAAGTTCCTCATTCTTTCTTGATGTTTCAGCTTCAGCAGCTCTTTTCCTTGCTTCAGCTTCTTCCTCAGATATTGCTCCACTTTCGGCAAGTGCTTCAATTCTTTCAACATCAGCATTGTACGCTTCCTCATTTGCCTCCTGTTCATCCTCAATCTTTTCAATATCACGCTCATATAATGTCGACATAAGATTACCGATTGCACCAATGGCATCAGACGCAACATCCATCCATCGCTGAGCATTCTTCATCCGTTTTTTGTAAGAATCTTCTTCTTCATCCTGAACCCTCTTGATTGCAGCAATCTCGGCATCAGCTTCAGCATTTGCCAAATCAGCCTTTGCTTTCTGAAGCTGCTCGGCAAGTTTTTCTCTGTCGTCCTGGCTCAGATTTTCAACAGAAATCTGTTCCTCCAACGAGTCAACAGCAGCCTTAGCGGTATCAATAGAATACCGTTCTGTTATATCAGCCTTCTTTTTCTCATATTCCTCATCCGAAATAAGTTTCTTGGCATGCAGCTTTTCCAACTCTTTCAGGTCGGAATTATATTGTGCATTCCTTACAACCTGTTCGGCTGCGGCAGATTTAGAAATCTCATCAACATAATCAGCAGCATATTCCTCATAAATCTTACGCTTTTCATTGATGTATTTCTTTTCGATGAGGCTCACGTCGGCACCATTACTTTCAGCAGCCTTCATTTCTTCTTCCTTCTGCTTATCAAGTATATCAAGACGAACGGACATTTCTTCCTCACTACCTTCCTCAACGGAAGCAAGACGATTCTGAAGGTCAATACTTGCACGATTCTTTTCATACTCCTCAGAAGCCTTCGCCAATTCGTTGTTCATTTCTTGAAGTAACGATTTTCTCAATGCCATTTCTGCGGATGAATTACCTTTTACGGCATCAATCTTCTGCTGGTAACCATAGCGGATTGTGGCCAGTTCCTTATCAAGTCCTTCTTCCATCAAGGCAATACGTGACTCCTGCAATGATTTTTCGGCTTCAAGGCGTGATGATTTTTCATCTGCTGTCTCTGAAACTTTACTTCTTTTTGCTCCTGGCAACTGGTAACTTTCTACAAGAGAAATCTGTCTGTTCATGTTGGAGTAATTCCTCTCTGCAGACATCCTTTCACCCCATGAGTTTCTAATGTCAGAATTTATCGCGGAATTAGTCCGGTCAATTCCAAACATCTGTTTCCACAGACTTGCGTTTTGATATTCGTCATAGTATTTTTTATTGATATTGACAGCTTCCTCCAAATTTTGCTTTTCATATTTCAAAGACCTTTTCATCATATCAAGCCGTTCTTCCTTAGCCTTTTTAAATGCTTCTTCCTCTGACATTCCCTGCTTGACATACTGTTCTCTTGCCTTATTGATTTCCTCATATTGTTTAATTACGTCAGTCTCTGCATACCTTTCTCCTTCAGCCCTGGCCTGCTTTTCTTCTCTCTCAGAAAGCTCCTCAACGCTCTCAATCCCACGACGAACAAATGAAAGCAAATCTGCAGTCATTGACGCAATAGAACTCTTTATTTTTGCAGACATCGTTTCGAATGATCCTCCAGTCGCATCAAACAATAGTGCCAACTCCTTAGAAAGCAACTTTTGGCTCTCAATCATATCTTCTTGTGCTTTCCCTAATTCACCTGTTTCTGCCTTAACATCTCCGAGGTTAGTCTTAATATCCTTCAATGTGCGTATATACTGCAGTCCGGCATCTTCACCCGGACCACCGAAGATGTCAGCCAATGCAGTACCGACAACAGACGCACTATCGGGCAACTCATTCAGCCGCTCAGATACCATCTGAATAATGTCAAATGTTGTTTTCTGGCCGGACTTCAACTGTTCCTGAACCTCATCAGCCGAAATGCCGATTCCTTCAAGTGCCGCTGCGGTAGCTGTTGTCATTTCACGGATACGAAGATTACCTTCCTTGATAACGTCCACACCCTTATCAGAATAGATACCAGACTTAGCAGCCTGGGCAGTAATAGCAATGAATGTTTCAGCACTGATACCGGCTTCCTTGAAATATGCAGGATACTCCCTCAGCGTGTCCAGAAACTCACCGTTTGCATCGGCACCTGCAATGAATCCATCCTGAATTAGTTTCAGGGATTCTTCAGCGGAGATACCAAACTGCTTAGAGACAGCATTTGCACCAATCAATACTTCCTTGAAATCCTTACCGTAGAAGTCTGCAATAGCCTGCACTTCCGTGCGGTAAGCCTTCAAGTCCTCTCCTGACTTCTCAGTGAACTGCTGTGTAAGACGTGTTGCTTCTGTTAGTCCATTATTGTAGTTCACCCACCATCCTATCCCGGCACCGGCAGCCCCAACAGCTCCAAGACCAAGAAGCCACTTGTTCTGGAATATCTTGCCAAACCCGGACAAACCTTCAAGCACACTTCCTGCATTACCAAGAGATTGAAGGGAGTCGCCAAAACTGCCTGATATAATTCCGAAGCTACCCATGGAATCATTCAGATGGTTAAGTTCCATCCAGGCTGCTTTAACTTCTTCCTTATAGCTACCGATAGTCATCTTCTGCTGCGTGTAACGGTCACTGTTACGCTTTATGTAATCAGTATTTACACCGATTGTAGAATTCAACTTTCCGAGCGTATTTCTGTAATCCTCGTCGGTATCTTTCAACATATTAGACGCTTTACGAAGTCGCTTGTTCACTTCTATAGCTTCTTCTTTACTATGCACCTCCTTGTCTGCCAACTCCAAAGATTCCTTGATGAAACGGATTCGCTCCTCTTCGGTCATGGCAGCAGCCTTTCTGGTAGTGTTCGCAGATTTCTGGGCCTTATTAATTGCTTCCTCAGCCTTTGCTGCCTGCTGCATTGCCTTGGATGCTTCTGCTGATGCCTTTGACAATTCCTTTACCTCTTTTGTACTCAGCTTTTCTGCATCTGCCTTCTCCTTGATTTTCTTCATCAGTTGTTCAGCGACCTCTGCTTGACGACTGAATGCATCAGTAAGTTTTTCAGATGCGGAAGATACGTTCTTAGCCTGAGTATTATATATGGCCTGCAACTTGTCAATATCTCCCTTTACCTTGACGTCAACAGTAAGTCCCTTGATAAGTTCCGATGCAGCATCCTTGTAATCCTGCCTTACATCTGATATTGTACTCCTAAGTTCCTGCAACTTCTTCAATGATTCCTCATCGACGAAATCCTTCAATTTCAAATTTCCCATCACAAGTAATGTTTATATTCAACAATAACGCCATCCACCTTGGTACCTTCCTTATCGAACGAGTAGGTACCGTCACTCTTCCTGTACACAACGTACACACATCCGTCCAGCATGGCAGCTTTTTTTGCAAGCATGGCCACACGCTCATAGTCAGACATGATTTTCTTATTCTCGCAACCGCATCCCATCATTTATACCCACATTGTTTGAAAAAACGTTTCAAAAAAGGCTCGAGAAGTTGAAGTACAACATACTCTCTTGCGTCCTTTCCCAACATGAGAATGTCATTCCCGTATTTCCTTACTATATCAGGACCATCAACGAATCCCACAGTATCAATCGAAAGAGTGTCACCTGCAACAGATGCGCGGATACTTTCATGGAACGGACCGGTAATATACAAGTTAGGAACATCAACAGGCCTTGGAGGAAGATTCAGTCTCGGACTTTTTATCGGAGGTGTTATCTTCCTTTTCCATTCAATATACCCGTCTGGATCATTATGCCACATAGATGTAGTTTCTCTAAAATATGGATCTTCTGAATATCCTGGTCTAAGACTGTCTGTATTACCGTCAAGACCTGAATATAGCTGTTCCCTTACAAGGTCTGCAACTTCTATATTGTTTTCCTGAAGGCAATCCATACATGACTTTTCAAATCCTGATGCAATTCTGTTTATCACATTCTCCAATTTCTCGAAATCAGCCATACAATTAAAATTAAAGCCGGACTTCCGCCCGGCTTAATCAACCAAAACCATCACTTATCAGCAGACTCACCGTCAGCATCCTTTACAGACTTACCAGTAATTCGTTCATACACGTCAGAAAGTTTCTTTTTTCGATTCTCCTCAGAAACTTTCTGCCAGATACAGGTCATGTGGGTATCAATGAATTTCTTTTTCGACATCATCTTGACCTGCTTTTCCACAAAATTGACTCCATCTACAATCATGCTTTTGCTTTAACTACTTTTACAAATTCAACCCATTTGACATCTTTCTCGTACAGAACAGAAGGTGATTTAACTGAAATCTCACCTTCACCAGGAGTAATTGTGAGATAACCGTCCTCATACGAAGCTGATGTAACCCCATCAAATACCTCGGATGCACCTGAGGACAATTCTGTTGCAAATTCAGCAGTTCTGTCATATCCACCTACACATTCAATAATCTTGAATTTGTTGTTTTCGTTTTCAACTAACATGACCTCAGTCAGTCCCTTAATCACATTCGCAGGATTGAAATCCAACTTTAAGTAGTCAAAGTTCAACTGGCTGTCTTCTGCATCCATGTGGCAGAAATTTACCGTCATACTTGACTTCGCACTGCTTGTGCTGAACGGTGTGGCACCTGGATATACTGTTGACATCGGAATTCCGGCAAGAATATCAGTTCCATCATTGTAACCGATAAGCATTCTGTTTGAATCCCAGAAGTACACATCCCATTCCTTGTTAGCACAACGCAACAGCTCAGCATTCAGAATTTCATCAAAACGAGGAAGTGTGAAAGTATCTGTCTGAGCATTGAGGCCATTGTACTGGTTTGCCCCGTATCCCACAGCACTAACCTGAGCTTCACCACCATTCTTCGCATATTCAACGAATGTATGAATAGGATAAATTCTGCCTGGTCTGTCAGCATGACACATTTTTTCCAACTCATCGGCAGTAATATTTGCCGGTAGTTTTACTCCATGCTCTACAAGTATTGCTCCCTTTACCTTACCCCAGTCAACCTTGCAGGCCGAACCACCGGTATTCATTTCTGCGCTTTCGCACACTCTTGTATTTCTCATTACCTACAACTTTGATTTTTAACTATTAATTCCATCGAGCGTATATTTATGGCATCAATAGGCTCGCTCACTTCCTCTCCGGATTCCGTATAGGCTCCGTATCTGCCATACGAGTAGTTCTCAGAATATTCATGCGGAACGATGCTGTCATAGTATATATCAAACCTTTCATCATTTCTAACTACCTCAATCAGCCTTTCATAAATTGGTCGAAGAATGTTGATGAATGAAGCATACAGACGCCGTTCATTGCTCCAGCTCTTCGTTGATGAACACGCTATAAGGATATTCAGTGAAACCTTTGAATAATAGTCCAGACTGTCTCTCTTCTCTGTAACAGGACAGAACAGTACGACAAGAGGGAACTTACGTTCTGATGTTGAAGGCACTTTGCTGTATTCATCAAGTTTATCCTTTACATACTGGGCCGAACCAAATATGTAGTTCAGTTCAGGATTCTTAACTTCCTCGAACCTATCATTCTCGATGTCAGCAGGCATTATGATTGTAAGGTTCCCACTCATTTCCTTTACTACATCTCCAATAATCTCAACGATACCTTTCATAGATTGAACTGGTTAATCTTAATCAACATGTTAGTCTGTGTGACAAGGTCAATCGGACAATTACCATCACGCGCCCACTGGATGAACTTCACATTGGCGTAAACCATCCTATTCCATGCAATAACCTGGGCATTGACAGGTGAAATGTACTCATTGGCACACTTCAGCCTGACATTCCCGGTTATTGTAGCCTCCGATGAAGAATCACGAAGTATGTGGAACAGCACGTAATCAGCAAAAGGCTCTTTCAGTTTGTTGCATACGATTTCATACTTAGACGGCTCAGTATCTTCGTTTCTTTCATCATCAGACATATCAAGGTAATCCATTGCATAACCTGCTTCCTTCTCACCGAGCATGGATTCAAGAAAAACAGGCTGCAACTTCTTAATATATTCTTCGATATGGCCGGTTACTACCAAAGAATCGGCGCCAGCAGTCTTTGACGTTGAGGCATTTAGAATATGACGTGGGCCTGCTACAAAATATGACACATCAATCAACATGGCAATTCCTTATTTCTTCGATTTCGAAGCAGAAACTTTTTTCTCGTCCTGAACAACGGCTGCCTTATCATCCTCGGCAGAAACCTCCTTTGTATCGGTCTGCTCAACATTTTTATTGTCTTCTTGAACATCCTTAGCATCATCCACATGTGAATCAAGTTCTGCCAGTTTGGCTTTCAGTTCATCAATTTCTTTCTTTTGACTCTCATTCTCAACAGAAAGCTCATCTATAACCTTCTGTTTGCTCTCTAATGCCTTTTCGACATCTTCCTCAGACACAAGTCCAGCTTCCGAGACCGGGGTGATAGAAATCAACCCACGGCCAATACGGATACGCTGTTCTTTTATGACAGATTCAAGAGCTTTCTTTTCTCCATTAAGCAAATACATAAGCATTAAGATTTAGTGATTGCTTCTTTCAAGGCTGCCAAGTCACCATAAGCGAATGCCCATGGCATATATACAGGGAAGATAACTTCTTCCTGAGCAATAAGGACAATCTCATTCTTCAACTTGCTTTCTACATCTTCAGCCCATTCAAGAGTCAATAAGGTGTAATCCACGAGATTTGCAGCTATATTAAAGTCACCAATCAGATACTTACCAGGAAGAATGTTGTTTGTTTCAATAATAGGACGTCCTGCAATATATTTAACACCGCCTATCATCTGGATAATACCAAGATTACGTCCGGTTGTATCCTTTTCACTTTCCATAGCATTAACTGTGATAGGATTCAACGCAATAGCATTCGGTGTGTACTGTGCGTATGTCATCACAGCAAAACCAGTTTTGACGACATCAAGAGAGTTAGGTTCCTCAACTGACTTAAATGCGCCATGGCTTACCTTGAAGGTCATTGATGATGTTGAGGTTTCCTCTGTATAAGCAACACCTTTCAACAAAATCTGGCGGTCGTTAATTTTCACGAGCTGGTTAGCGCTGTTGAGAGCAGTAAGTCCAGTAGCACCAGTAAATGTGATAGTCATACCATCAAGAATCTGGTCTTGAGGGTTTGTAAACTCTACGACTGTGTCCTTATTAGAGTTATAACCTGAAACTGATTTGACAGAGCCAGCAGAACCACTAACATAATCTTCAGAGATGATAGTTTCAACAGGATAAACGCCTTTGTGGTTGGCAATACCAAGCAGATTTTCTCCATTACCGTCACCGAACAGAATATTCCAATCTTCAGCCTGATATACAGCTTCAGGCAACATCTTCAAGATAAATGAACGGATAAATACACGGCTCTTAAGCATTCTCTTGGAAATAGGCAGGTGAGTTCCAAGACGTTTTGTACCAGTCTGTACCTCCTTTGCCTTAAAACTTGATTCAGGCAATCTTCCGTTTTCTGTTACATAACGCGCATTACGGTCGAATTCATATACCTGAGTAAATGCAAGGTTAGGGTATTTAGGATCGCCCTCCAATGTATTCAATACATCACGCATATGAATACGTTTGTTAGATACCTGTGATACAACCCTGTTCTGCTGTTGAGTAATCAGATGGTCACCGCTATAGTTATCAGTCATGGAAACAATATCCTTCAAGCAGAAACCTTCGAACACACCTGACTTACGGCAGTTTCCAGAAGCGAACTCCTTGAATTTCTCTGAATCAAGCATTTCGTTCAACTTCTCATCAAACTTGTTGATGACTTCCATTCCGATACCTTTAGATTTCAGCTTATCGATAGTCTCACCAAGACCTTTAACCGTTTTAATGAGTTCCTCGTTATCCTTGGCAAGCTGCTTGAACTTCTCATCGTCATAGCCGTTCAACTTATCGTTCAGACTTTTCATCTTTTTTTCCAAATCTTCAGGTGAGATAACACCTTCCATAGCCTTGTTGACAACATCACACATTTTTTCTGTCATGTTGATCAGGAACTTAGCTTGTTCCTGTGGCATCCCTTCGGTCTTAATACCGAAATCTGCAACTGTAAATTTCTTCATCTTCAATTTAATTTTAATCATTATTAAATGCCTTATTCAATGAACTAAAGAAAGAAGTGCTATCAGCGGCTTTTTTCTTAACATCATCATCTTCTTGCTTACCGTCAGTTTTATCCTGAGTGTCATTGGACGGCTCAGACTTTCCGGAGAAGATGTTTGTGCTATCATCCTGCAACAAGGCGTTACTTCTATAGACTTTTCCATAACATGCCGGACAACGGACGTATGCCATGAAGTTCTGTACAGACTTCTCGGTCAACTCCAGTCCTTCCGACTTTACGGAATCAATAAGTGCAATAACTTCTGCACGTACTTCCGGTTCCAGTTTGTCTATCTCCTGACTTACGATACGGTCAGTAAGCCATCTCGAATACATGGCAGCATTGTCAAGCACCTGCTGAGTAAATGTATGCTCATGTTGTTCATCGTAATCAAACTGGTGTCCGCAATGCGGGCAAGTAACCACGTTACCTCCATTAATTGCTTTAAGCAGAAGATTCAGTTCCATATCATATTGTTTTAATCGTTCTTCCGAATAATCAGTATTTCTGAACGCTTTCCTGATGAACTCAACTGCCTCCTTAACCTGTTCCTGCGTACCAGACTTGAGATTTACAAGGAATGTCTGAGGGTTGCTTCCCCAGCTTGTCAGAGTCGAATACTCGAACATCTTCCATTCAAGCACCTTGCACGGGTCTGTCTCATCACGCTTGATTGCTTTCACACCGATAGAGTGTTCAAGTGTTCTGCCATTCTCAGCATACAACTTATAATCAGCCAACGTGTCTCGCCCAATCTGTTTTTCAAGATTAAGCTTGCCAACCATAATGAGGTTTCCCTCTTTTTCCTCGCCACTGAGTGGTACACCCAACAACTGGTCAGTACGGTGATTAAGGAACCATCTCATCCTGCCGATATTCTCCTTCAACGTCTTGTTGAAAGAGCCAGGCATGGAAACATCGTTCTGTGAGTCTTTCACACCGATACCGTTCACAGCTACCGTTACGATACCCTTCTCATCCACATCATTTGCCTTCGTTTTGTACTGTAGGCTTTTGGTTTTCTCTTCCATTTTCAACTTCACTTTTTGTGTTAAGACTTATTACTTGTTTTACTATCTCTCTCTCCTCGTCTGACATCTCGAACAAAGTCTTGTCAAAAAGAGGTTCTTCGAATCTGCTTTCCTTTATTTGTGCCCTCCAGTCATTTATACTGATGAGGCCGCTAAGGAACTGCTCCTTACATCTAGTATTAACCATTGTCTTGACTTCCTCAGCTTCCTTCAATCCCTGCTGCAGACAATCCACATCAGAAAAATCACAATCCAAGTAATAGCCACCTTCTTCAAGTCCAAGAAATGCAGTTAGTTGCTTGCAGAATTTCTTGGCCATCGGTATGATGGTAGATGTATATACAGCCTTTTCCGCTGTTGCCTGATTGCTGAATGTTGCCTGGTCCTTACGCGGTACAAGCACTGAAGGGATACCGTATGCTCCGGCTATCTGTATAGCATCAGTCAAGGTTTCCTCAAATGGCTGCAACTCACTGATAGTAAGATTTGTCCTAACGAACGACAGAGGAACATCACTTAAACCATAAGGAAGTCTACGTTGGTCCAGCCCAAATTTTCCAAAATGACTGTCAAGTATTTCCTTCTTTTCATCTTCTGTCATTGCTGCAGTACCAGCTTCATCCTTCTTATTGGATACCAGGAACCCCAAACCACCACGTTTTACGTAAATCACGTTTCTCGCTTCATATACAGCAATAAGGTTGGATATAGGTTTCAGATGAGCGGCCAACCTGCTCTTTGATTTCAGGAACCCGTTTATTGACATATATTCAGGTGAGCCGTCACGGTCATGCCATATCTGATATGAAGGGATTTCCATCGTACTCACATATCCGTAATTCAGACGGTAACAACGGATAATATCATCTTCAGATGCTATTCCAAAGATTGGACTATTGACACTTCTATTAGGCTCTACATTAACAAAATCAGCAGGAAGTTCCCAAAAGTTATCACACCATTTCCACTTTGGCTGGTCCTTGAATGTTTCTCCCATAGCAGCACGAAAGAAAGCATTGCCAGTGCACAGCTTATATACGAAGTGTGAATATATCATCTCGTTCCAAGACATAAGACAATTTGGCTTTGTGAGAATCTGGTTCATTCTCTTGTTTTCCCAGACCACGCTGTCGTCCTTTACCTTCTTCAATTGGAATCCGGAACCTGATATACGTGAAGCAATGTAATCAATCGGAAAGAATACTTCTGGAACAGAACGGAACAGTTCCATGTAATTATGGCCGCAAACCAGTGGGGATACGAATAACTCATGCACGTCACAACGGTCAATATAACCACTATCTTTTACACCCTCCTTTGGTGTTGATATAGTCTGTGGTTCACTGGCCATTTTCAGCCCAGCACATGCCGGAATAGTATCCTGTTTTAAAATTGTATATCCCATAGTTTATCCTTATATGACAAAGATAAATTATGGGTATATACGATGTTGATTTTGCAAAAATCTTGCAATTTACCCAAACATGGAAAATGCAAATAAAATACTATGTATCAACATATTGTAAATAAAACCAAGCTTACCCTAATTTTATGATAGTATATGCAATACCACTTAACAGGGCACTGGCTCCACTTATATTTTCATCATTGTAGTCAAGAACTTCAGTTATGAATGCCATATACTCATCATTTTCCATACCGGTCTCAGAAAGCAGGAAGTATGACTTGATGAAATCGGATGTAGCAGCTATTCTCTTATCCATATCCTGATATTCCTTCTTAATCCTTACTTCCGGAAGCGTATTTCTCAGTTCCCTTGCCATTTGGTAATATGCAGGTGACGATTCCACGATGTACGTTCCTGCATCATGTGAACATATAACAGACTTCATCTCTTCGAGTGATACAGTTTCACGCATTACGAGGTCAAGAACATGCCATTTTTCTCCACACCTTGCAACCTGACACATATAGAACTTTCCTCCAACATTCGGCATGATGTACACTATCTTCTGTGAATACTGATACTCGACTGAAGGATTGAAGAATCCGAACACGCTTCTGTCAGAATACATGTTGCGTTTACGACGGCTCGAGAACTGGGAATACTCCTCGTACATGATGTCATGTACAACATATCTCAAAGTATCGGTAAGGTGCCCGTGTTCCTCATAGGATTGTTTCGTTACGCTGTCCTTTATCTTTGTCTTGAGGATTGCGCCATTAGCATCCTTCTGTACGCTCTGGTAGTCCTCGATTGATACCCTGCAACTATCGTCTATGCTTATGCTGAGGCCGGGCAACGATTTCTCAAAAACAGCATTGACAAACTCACCGGTCATAGATACGGACGGGTTCCTTTTACCCACCTTATCCTCAACAATCCAGTTGTCTTTCTTCAACGTGTCAATAAACAGGTCCATGAATGAACGCTTCTCATCGTCGATAGTGTTGGCGGATTTGGCTGATGCATCACCATGAAGGTAGATTTTACCGTCATATCCTAACTCCTGCAGTCGCTTGGATACCAGTTTCGCGGCTCTTCTTGCGCTGTTGTTCGGGCTTTCAGCCGTTGTTTCTGCTATCTGGTACATATCCTTACCTTTGCTAAAGTCTACCTGCCAGTAGCCGACAGATATGTACGGCAATACGTTACTATCGACAGAAAGATGAATCGGCAATCCAGGTATGTAACTGTATTCACCGCTGTTCTTTCCTACATTGAACGAACCGAGGAACTCGTTTCCGGTCTTAATTACACCCCACTCTCCCAACGCATACACGTTGTAGTAGTCCGGGTCATGAATACGGTCATGCTCGAAGTCCATCACACACTGCTCATCGTAGTATCCATACGTTCCATCCGGTGAACCGACAACCCAGAAGTTATTCAGGTATGTTGTCTGTATAACTACCATATTTGGAGGATACTCCTCAATTTCCTTAGTTACAGGATTCACTATTGAGCGCCCCTCGTTCATCTTTAAAGACTTCACCTTTGTCAGCTCTGCCGGTATTATCCGGCCGCCAATTTCTACAACCATAGGAACATCATGCAGTTTCTCGTTGTCAAGCCGGTCTTTCTTTATCCAGTGTGTTTCACTGATAGGGTTGAAGTCGGCAATAATCTGCTGCCCCTTCTTACCACGCAGACGCTTACGTATCTGCTTCAGGTCGGCATACTCAAACTCTGACAACTCTTCAAGCTGAACCCTCTTATAGTTACTGATACCCTTAATCTTTTCCGGATCATCCAAACCTGAGAAGTCAATCTTCGCACCGTTATACAGGCAACGGATTACATTCTGGTTGAACTTGAAGTATTGTGTGATTCCTAACAATGATGCAGCTACCTTATAATCCTCATATATGGTTTTGCTGATGGATGCTCCGACCTTTCTCATCACAAGCGTATTCTCACCGTCCTGCAATGTCTGTATCAGCACGCACTGTGCTACGCTGAAAGACTTGCTAGATGATGAACCACCATACAAGATGATGAATCGAAGTGTGGCATCATTCAGATATTTCAGCAGGTAAAATGCATTCGGATTGAGTTTCTTGTGATTTATGAGCATAAATGTTCTATTTTTTAGAATTATGAGAGTCTTTTTTGTATAACCTCCGTATTTCTTCTAATACTATCGTTCTATTTTTTAGAATTTACTCCTCTTCTTGGTCAAAACCTATACGAATTTCATTAATATTTCCACCTTGATTACCTCCGATGGAAATCTGTTGTGGCGCGTTCCATCCGTTCATGCTGGCCAGAAGCTTCGCCGCTTCCACCTTACCGTTGAACTCATAGCTTACCTTACCCTTGTCATTGCTTATCTTCTTCATGGCATTTCTCACACGCTTCGGCATCTGGCTTGGGGATTTAAGTTTTATCTTTCCTGTTACAGGATCTACAAGATACAAATCGTTCGGGTCCATCATGACAATATCCATGAGAACCTTTTCCACCTTATCACGGCTAATTTTCGATGCTTCTGCACGTTGGGCCCTCAATTCGTCTATCCTTGCTGCAACCTTGTTACTTGCCAGCATCCGGCTTGCATTGCTCCATATCGTCTCAGGCTGCATCTTTGATGCGTCATAGGCCATCCTGTATGCTTCACTTGCATTACCGTCACAGTCAAGGTAATAATTGCAGAACTTTTCCTGTTTTTCGGTCAATTTCCTGTTGTTCATAGGCTAATGGTTATTAATGCCGACGATGCAGATTACCTGTTTCCGGTCTTTCAGCAAATCGTAGGCTGCTGTTAATGTACTTCCTGTCGTGCAGATGTCATCAAAGAGTATTACTCTCTGTTCCTTAATTGGCCGGAGAAGATAAAACTCAGGATTGATACGTGTCCTGTTGAGGCACTGCATTGCAGATTCATAGAATTTTATTTTCACCCCCTGGGCAATTTTTTGGCAAATATCAGTGGCGAAATGGTACTCTGTGATGTGCCTGCGCTTCGGTGTGGTAATTATGCACCATTCATCGTCCGGCCGTATCAATGAAAGTATCAGTTCCGTAGCGGCTTCCGAAATGACTTCTGCACACTCACCCGAACTCTTGATTTCCTCAAATTGGATTCCATCCTTTGTCCTTGCAAACAGGGATATGTAATAAAACCCGCCCTTACGGTGGATTCTTACTTTAGGCTGCATGTTGCATAACCTTTCGTATTTCCTCCAGCCGCGGGCGGGTTTGTCCCAGTCATCAATCCTTATCTTTCTACCTTTCCTCACAGCCAAAAACCTTTGCTATCCCTTTACTGACTGAGGTGTAATTCAAAGGTACTGAAAAAATACCTTCATCGACAGATTGTACAGGATTGTCGAATTCTCTCTTTTCGGAAACACACTGAATATCAACGCCATTGTATTTCCTTACTTCTTCCGCAAATTGAAGTATTGTACAAGATTCAGGATTGACAATGTTTACCAGCTTCTTGTCAGAACCTATCGCATATATCAACCCGTCCACCACATCATCTATGTAGGTGAAGCACCTGGTGTTCATTCCTCCATTATACAGACTGACCTTTTCCGAATTCATGAGAGCATAGAGAAGAGTCCCTTTCCGCTGGTCAGGTCCGTACACGTTATGAAGGCGTACACCAGTCGCATTCCTACAATAAATTGAAGCATAGACTTCATCAAAATGTTTGCTTACACCGTACATACTTGTCGTGTTGCATGGATTTGCGGTGGAAGAACTTGCATACACCAGTTTCACACCGAAGCGCGTACATCCGTCAGCTATCGCAACGAATGAATCAATGTTGTCACGAAGTATTTTTTCATGATCCGAATTGAAAACGCTGGTCTGTGCGGCAAGATGTATAACAGCATCGATTCCACCCCCGGCCAGAAGGCACGGAACGCCGGCAGCTTCAGTTCCACACACACGGTCGATACCGACCACTTCAACACCACGACTTCTCAGATTCTTGCAGAGGGCTTTACCTATAAAGCCTTCACTGCCGGTTACGACAATTTTCATCATCACAGCTTGTTTAGAATTTTACATAAAACATTCAGTATGTTACCCAGTAACATCACTATTATTATCAGAAGTGCGGTATCCTGCTCAACCATCCCGATGGAATAGCAGAACAGGACAGCCACAATCATAAATATTACTCCTTTGGCCTGATAATGTTCCATCAGGACTTGATATTAAGTTCGTACTCATATCTGCTGACGGTCTTATATCCGGTAACAAGTACACGTTCACCGGAATACAGGCCGGATATGGTGTTCTCAATCACATCAAGAGAAACACGTTCATCAAACTTCAGGAACACCCTTCCTGGCACTCCGCCAGCGACGAAACTGACAAAATAATATGTTCCACGCTCCCAGTAGAACACATATAGGATGAGAAATGAAACTACCACAGAGGACAGATAAACCCAACTTGACGGTACATTAAAATCTCCTAAAATTATCAATGATGATAATACAATTGATACGATTGCCCACTCTAACAGATTAATGAGCAGGCCAACAACTTGTTTTTTCTTTGCTTTCATAAATTAATTTTTGCAGGTTAATAATTCAAAATCATACATTTACTGCAGTGCTTCGCATATTTTCTCTATGCATTCAGCATTTTCTTCGTTTAACCATTCCTTGGCCACATTCCACGCAATACTTTTACTCGCTTTGAAATTATCAATTCGAATACTATGGTGAGACAATTTTCCTTCTGTCGGTTTCAATCCGGAATCATGCAATTCACATAAACCGTCTTTGTAGAATGTACACCAGTCTCCTTCTTGTTTGGCCTGTATCATCGGTACGGGCATATCAACTACCCCCATAAGGATTCCTACATACCATTCCGTTGCTGCAAGCCTGTCTTTATATCCGGCTTCGATAAGCCTTAAAACATCTTGCGGAGTACCCAAACAAGGCGTATGACATTGCTGCTTACATAACTTGCATTTACACTGTATCGGTTTGCGGCCGGTTTTTCTGATTATTCTTTGTAACTGAGTTTCTTTAATAAGTAAGCTCATTTTGTTTCCTCCATATTAAAATCCCAAAAACTTAGTTTCCCTTTCACATTCATAATCGGCTTATCAAATAATACCGCATCCTTCAGTACCCAGTTCCAGCAACCTTTCTCTGCCCAAACTGAAGGATGGTTTTGCACGCAATCAGCTATAACCACGCTGCCAATAATATCACCATGTGGAAGCTCTTTTTTATTTCCGTAAAGTTTTTTTTCATATGGAATTACTTTAAAAAGCTGTTCTCTCGTTAATGCTTCCCACCCATTCTCATCTGTAGTTTTTGAAACATGTATCAGCACCCTTTGACCGATATACTTCTGAGGACACTTCCAAGTACGGTTCTCAATGTCTTTGATACCGTGAGCGATAAGGCTCGCCCACGGCTGTTTGATGGATATTGCTTTCATTGCTTTTTCGTTTTCTTTAATTCAGAAATCAAAGAATCAGCAAACTCAACAGCATTTACAGCCATAAGACCGTACTTTTGAGTTAACATTTTAGGGTCTATCATGTGAAGCATAGCCTCCTTTGCTATTTCATATCTACGCTGTTCCCAATCAGTATTATCCCAGTCAGTAATGATAAGATATATAGCAGGAACATAAGACATAACACCGTCTAATTCACAAAGATAACACATTCCGTATGGTGCATTAAGTACACCATCTGCATCTGCTTCCATGCCTTTGATGATGGTTACCTCTGTTCCTTCTTCTATTTCAGTCCTATTAAAATTCCATGATACTTTTAGTTTTGCTTTCATATTCAGTCCTCCTCGAAATCTTCTTTTCGTAAGTTATACCCAGCCAAAATAGCATTAGACAACACAGCTTCAAAATCATAGATAACAGTTGAATTGAGAATGTTTTTAGCAATCTCTACAGCTCTTTCTTCCAAAGTTTTTTTCTCAGCACTAAATGTAATTGAACTAAGCCGAGTGAAGTATTTTTTTTCATTTATCATAAGTTCAGTTGAAATACTCAGATCTGCAGCATTTACCTTAACAGCACGCTCTGCCATAGCAATTGCATTAAATGTTAAAAGACTTACCATAATCTCTTCGTTCGTGACTAAATCTTTCAGGTTCTGAGTAAAACTTACATCACTCCCTGCATTAAACATTGCTTTTGCAAACTCCTCTCCGGAATCACTTCCGTGCTCTTTTACAAGTTCAGCATATATATCTTCAAATTTTTTCATTTCCTATCGTTTTTTATAATACTCAACAATCGTTTTATTCAATGCTTCGATGATAGCAAATGTCAGTGTAACAGTCATTTCACTTGTAACCATCTTCTTTATGTACACTTGACCGTCCCTGTATTCAAGAACAGTATCAAGCTCAATTATTACACTATTTTCTTCCATAACTATTCATTTTGGTAATCATTCAATTTCTCCGAACGATTGGTTTCAAGATGATTTGCTATCTCATTCATGGCTTCATCCCATGGAATCTCACCTAAATGTTTTAAGCAGGCATCCCATCCAACAATGAACGCACATTCTGCTAAATCCTTAGTCATAGGATTACCACAGCTTACTCTTTTTGAGTATTCGTATGCTATTTCTTTTTTCTTGCTCATCACATTTGTTTTTTAAAAAGTTTCTCATTTATACGAATGTACTTGACATTCATATCGTAATTCTTTTCCAGTAGCCGGATACTTGACTGTGACAACTTTGGACAATCCTTATAACAGAACTCCTTGGCGTCACTCTGTCTTTCACCGAAATTTCTCAGTGGAGCCCAGGTACCACATATCAGTACCTGGACAACATATCCTTCTGGAGTATTTGAAACCTGAAACATCATCATTAATCAATTTCAACAAAACTGACTTCAGTTTTTTCCTTCCTAACTGGAAGGATTCTCCAAGTTTAAAATCTTTCACCATAATTTTTCACAAATGATTTAGCTGAATTATTAAGATACGACTGCCAGCATCCATTAAATCTTGACCATCTAAAACCGTGTTTTTTCAACTCATCCCTTAACGATTGATCAGGTTTACAATCAAAGAATAGCTGTAATCTGTTTTCCGGATAGTTCTCAACAACTTTCACATCACCGATGTAATATTCCTTGTTTTCCATGCTTTTAAGAGTCTTTGCCTTCTCAAGCTGTTGTTTAACTCTTCGAATATTGGCTCCGTTATTCGTAATTGAGCATGAAGCAAATCCAATCTCACCGAAACAGTTAGGCTCAAAAAGTTTTCTTACCTGGCTTTCGGTCAATCCAAGTCCGACAAGTTGTTCATGCTTTTCCAATTCAGTGATTTTCTTTGAACGGATAATCTTGTTTGCAGACTTCATCAGTTCCTGAACTCTTTCAAGTTCCTTCAGCTTGTTTTCCAGCTTCTCAACTGCATTATCATCATCAAGGTAAATAGAAGTGTTGTTCTCCACAGCTGAGGCTTTTTCAGCCCAATATTCAGACTTTTCCGTGTGTTTTACAGACTGTCCCATGGTGTTCCATATTTTCTCACGGTATCGCCTGTCTGCTGCACCGTGTACCGGTTGTCCAAAAGGGATTGCTTCACTCATTTTTGTACTTCTCTCATAGGCATTTCTTGCCTTTTCCGCTGATTTTTCTGAGAGATCACGGTATCTCTCTGCGCGAACGCGGTTACGTTCATCTCTGTCCATAATATAAAAAAGTTTGGTTTGACTTTTATTTCTTTACATCAGTAAAGTTAGTGATTTTCAGCGATTTTTACAAACGTAAACTTCGCCATTTTACTTGCTTTTTTGAGTTTTTATCCATCATCTTTTCCTTCATAAACTTTGCTCAATCAATTCCGGATTGTCGTATATATTACCAATGACTTCCCAGTTAAGTTTTCCGTTCACAACATGATTACACAGAGCACTTATACATTTATATTCAGGGACTGTCATGCCAAAAGCTCCATTATTAAACAATACCTTTCGATAATACTTACGCCCTTTGTTGTCATTTCTTTCACCAATACACATTAAAATGTCACCCTCATAAATCTCTTTTCCGTTTTTGTCATGCAATCCTGTGAACTGGCCTATTGTTCCCTGTTTCGTGAATATCGGTCTATCACTGCAATAGCTTAGATGATGTCCGTCTAAGTCTACTTCATCAAATCCGACTATATGACTTTCGTTCCCAACCTTTACAAGTGAGCCGTAAACCCACTCATTTGTGACTTCTGATTTTCCTCTGAATATTATCTCTCTACTCATGATTCATTCCTCCGTATTAGGTATTAAGTCCTCTTTATATGCCCATTTTAGAAATCCTCCATCCGCTATTACGGATTCTTTATAGTACATCATATTAGGACCATATATTAGCATAGTTCCATATTTTCCCAATAGCACTATGATTCTACCATCTTCAGGAATCTCATTTATATCATGCCATACACTGTTGATACGCCATTCAGCACCATTTTCAAAAGCTATCTCCAAATCGTCTTGACCGATATGTCCTCCACCACTATAAGCGACATTGCTTATTTTCTCTGCATTATCTGATGCAGCTTTTCTAACTTCGTTTATTTTCATTACTACCTTTTTTTAGACATTTGAATAATTTATTTCCGTACTTTCCAGCGAGTTGAGCATCCTTTGTATATTCGTCATCGTACGCACCACTCGTAGCTTCTAAAGTGTATAAAAGATTCATTATTTTTTCAGCTTCTTTCAATGTGAGAATGATAGCGTTATTTTTACATTTCATTATTCATACCCTTTCTTTTTTAAGAGTGTTTCATCGAAATGTGGTAGTGGCTTCCATGCTATAACTTCATCTTTATTGTTTGTAAGCGACCAGTGCCATTTTTTGTTGTCCTGATTTGAAGAATCATGAGGAATACGCTTCATGATGCAAATACTTATCCGGTTTATTCCACGATGAGCAACCAATACACGTACGTTCAGTTCAGGAAGCCGTTCATCAACACTTATCCAAGATGACTGATTTTTATACCATTCTGCGCCTTCCATGAAATCGGCCATACAGACTTGTTCATTACCAGTTCTCCAAAGTGGACGACAAGCTTCTTTGGCATATTCTTCTGCCGCCTTTTTAATGTCTTCTTTTGTCATATCTTCTTCTTTGGGATGTATTCATCTGATTCTTCATCATACACATAGCACTCGGGGCAATAATCCTTCCCTTCAATGTTAGTCCAACCACTTTCATAGGCTGCTTCTGCTGCCATAGTTTCATCACTCCAAGCAACATAGCCATTAAAATCATCAACATGTGATTTACCACATCCATCACATACGCATTGGTACATATCTACTTCTCGAATCATAATTTTGTTCTCCTTTCCACCTATCCCAGCAGCCACCACATGACTGCCAGGAACAGGTAATATAGTTTTGTTTTACTCATTTCCATTCATTTTCTTATCCATCCATTCAACAGCATCCTGTATGGATGAAACCTTCTTAAACTCACGTGTAACGCAGAACGTCATATATTCACAGATAATTTCTCCCTCATCATTAAAGTAGATGTTGTATGCCCCAGTGCTATTTGCCCCAGTACACGGTATCTCAAGTTCCAAAGCCTTCAATGCTTTTTCAGCATCACAAGTGAAGTAAGCATATATATCATGCGAAACCTCCTTGCATCCGGTCAATTTGACAATGTTAGCCATTTTCTTTCCTCCTTTTTTCTACAAATTGTTCAAGTCTCTTTTCACACTCAGCACATTCGATTTTCTTGCGCTCCAGTTTTTCCCGGAACTTAACCAGTTCCTCGTCCGTGTACTCGTCAAAGAACATGTTGTTCTGACGGTTTTGCTCAATATAGTTCTTCATCATCCGTTCCGCTTTCGTCACCTGGGCTTTGACAGAAATTAGCTTAGGCAGACAACTATTAAGTCCCATCGATTCTCCTGAACGCTTATCATAGTGATACAGACTTATACCAATAATCTGTTTTGGATATTGACACTGAAATTTCGCCATCCTCCATCTAATCACCCATTGGTAGCGGAAATACATTTCACGGGGAAGGTCGTAGTGATAAAGACTTACTTGTTTATCTGCATATCCGTAATAAAGAGTGACTTCAACCCATCGCTCAACCTTCAGCTCCTTTTCAGCTTTGGCCAAATCCTTTGCGAACTGATAAAAATCGCTCACACTTTTCTGCTTTCCCATATCATTCAAATTTCAATTCAAGCTGTTGCCAACCTGGTTCTCTGTATCTGCGATTCGACTGCATAAAGGCTTTCCGTAAGGCTTCAGCAATCTTATCACGCATTTCTTTAGATACATGTTTCTTATCGGCGTCACTATTCATTTGGAGTATCTTGTTAAGGCTTCCGTTTATTGGTTTTTCGTCAAGGAACAGGCTATACTCTGTAAATATTCGGTTGCAATCCTTTGCAGCTTTCTCTTCTTCCGCATCCTGGTATCGCTCAATTACTGTTTCCTGGGCTGCTCTCAAAATCCTTTGTCCGCGTTCGCTCCTGCAACCATGCCATTCATTCTCGAACATGACAGATATTGCACGCTTCTTGCGAATCTTACCCAGCTTTGCCCATCCATAATAGACTTTTAACTTTCCCATCTCACTTATTAATTACTATTGCTATAGTTTTAGTTCCAGTTCCGCTTTCCTTGAAAGTGCCTTCTTCAATCTCGAATTTCTTCCCTCCATTATCCTCCAGCCATTGTCTAAAATCCTTACACTCAGATTCACTTCCAAATTCCCAGTGAGGACCAGTTATTGCAGCCAGGACACCGCCGGGATTTAAACACTCATACATACGCCTTACATGCCGAATGTCCTGATTTTTACTGAATGGTGGATTTGCTATAATCTTATCATACTGTGCAACATCACACTTCGTGAAGTCATCTCCAAGAATACGTATATTATCCTTTTTTGCTAAAATCTCCTTATTCTCCGGCATAAGTTCATAGCAATCTACAATTACGTCCGGACAGCTTCGATGAATCGCATCTATGATAGAACCAGTACCAGCACTTGGTTCCAGAACCTTTTCATCTTCATGCACTCCACCAGCCAGCATGACAAGCCAGTCTGCAACTTCGGGAGGTGTTGCAAAAAACTGAAAATCCTGCTGTAAATTGCACCGTTTACCTTCGCGAAGTATTGAAAAAACTCTTTCCGCATTGAATGGAAATGTAAATCCTTGTACTTTTCCACCCTGCCAGCTCCCCCCAGCTTCTTCTATCCATTTCTTTGCTTCTGCGTATGATTTCTTATTGAACTGAACCTGCGGAAGTTTTAGTACATTATCTTCAAGCGTACAATGACGTAGTATTTCCTCAACACTCCATTTGATTCCTTCGTCTTTCTTGTCATCTTTCTTTTCGTCATCTTCAATACCAAGAAGATTTCCCAGCGCATTACCTACCTGAGTAGTTACATCTGACACCCTTGACATCCATTCAAGTATAGCGGTCATAAGTTCAGTGTCTACACAACCGTTTTCATCGTATATTGATTCCTTGTTTACCAGTTCGGGCAGATTGTCGATAAACATATAACTACCACGTAACGCTTCTATTAAATTCTTTTTTCTGTTCGTCATAACTTTTCTGTAAATAAATTCTTGTCGTATCAATACTTCCGTGTCCCAACAGGTCTGCCAACTGTACCACGTCATTGTTCTTTTTCAGATACATTTTTGCGAAGAAATGCCGGAAAGCATGAGGATGCATCTTGCTTCTATCTATTCCGCACTTATCGCCCCAGTCTTTCATTGACTGGCACAAGCTCCGCTGTGTCAGCCTTCCGCACTTACCAACTGCTACATATCCTGTCTTGTGACTCTCCTTTACGTATGCTTTTACTTCCGCCTGTAACTGCCTGCTGAAAAAGAACCTCCGGTACTTGTTTCCCTTTCCCTTGAGAGTTACTTCACCGGAAAGGATGTCCTCCCATTTGAATTGAAAGAACTCGCTTACCCTCGCCCCGGTTGTAGCCAGTATCTTGATGAAGAAGTACCTGTCCCTGTTAGGACAAGTTTTCAAATACTCAAGCAGCCTGTTGTATTCGGCTTCCGTCGGAACATTCTCCGTATTCAACTCCTTCTTGAACTTTGGGCGCTTCAACTCTATCGGCTTCTTCATCCATTTGCTGAAACGTTCAAGTGCGGTAATTCGTAGGCGTATTGTTCTGGGAGACAATCCCTCATCCTCTAGCATCCGTACAAAACGCTTGTAATTGTCAACTGATACCTCGTTGGCGTATTCGAAATATTTCTTAATTGAAAATGAATATATTTCAATAGTGTGTGGAGAGTAATCTTCATCCTGCGTAAGGTAATACACAAATTCATTCATCAGTTTCATGTTCTTTTCAGAAACATCGCTTAGCTTCTCCAGAGGTTTAACTGATTTCTCCTTTCGTGTGCGTGAATATCCAATACCAAGAAAATTAAGGAACCCACATAGAGCATCTTTAATGTATGGCTTATCAGATAATTCAACTGCATTTTCTCTGATATAAGCCTTGTATCCTTTACGGTTCACCTGATAATCACTTTCAAGGAATAACTTTACAGCTTTAATGCTTTTACCAATAACTTCATAGCTTTTATCGGTACTATACAAGTGGGATACGTATTCTATAAATATTTTTTTATTTACGTCTTCCATATCAGTTCCATTTTTGAGGCCGGTTGTTGATTCTCTCCAAGTATGCGGCTATCTTCTTTTCCGCATCCTCACCGTCACGCACGAAAATACGTGTATGCGTTTTGTCTCCAGGAACTGAAACATATCTTCCATGCTTTTCACGTTCACGCTGCTGGTAAACCTTGATTTCTGTACCATTTGGATTCTTTTCCAGATCAATCTTTTTTGAAACATTCTCTTCACGGCTATCAAAACAACTTTGGCCGTACATTTCTTTTCCCATAATTCTTTCTTTATTGGTTTGACTTTTAATAAATATGCCACGACAAAGCGTGGCATATTCTTACATGAGACCATCAAACAGTCCCTTTTCCCTGGGATTCAAAGATTCATATTCATCTCTGAAAAATTCCTCTTTTGTCCGTCCCATCTTCTTTCCTCTTCTGGTATGTACATCGAATGTATATGAAGGAATTGGTATCGGATTTTGCCTTACATCTTCCAACCATTCATCAGCATCTATCAGAAGTTTGTCGTAAATGAAGTTCTGCAGGTGGTCAGCGTCCCTGCACTTACGACACTCGCACAGAAGTATTACTGCCTTGCTGACAAATATTCTACCCTTTGGCTCCTTGCTTCCCTTGTTAACCAGTTCATGACCTTGCCACAAGGCTTCAATCTCTTTCGTTATCACACCGTAACAATCCTCAGCACTTATGGTAAAAAGTCTCTTCCATACATAGTCCCTATATCCACTGGTCCACAACTCAAGAGCAAAATATCCGGCAACCGCCGCATCAGCTCTCCTTATCGCCTTCTGCATGGCTGAAGAAACCTCAAAAAAATCATATCCTCTAACGGTTCTTATAAGCATATAGCATTGACTTTTAGTTTATTACATCAGTAAAATTAAATCAGAATGACAAGTTTTGCAAACAGAAACTTCGCCATTTTTACGCCATTTATCAATACTTGAACTTACACGTTATATTGTACTGAACAAGCTGCTTGGTCTTGTCTTTACCGTTATTGGTAGTTCCCTTGAGATTGATGCTGTCGCCGAAATGTTTCTTTATAAGCATTATCGACCTCTGTTCCTCAGCCTGATTCCTGAAGGCTGCCAGTCCTCCGGAGTTGACGAATGTGGATTTCTGCTCGAAGTTGTATCTTAGGTCAGTAAGTATTCTTCTTTCCTTGTACTTCATGTAACAGGAAATCCAAAAATCCTCCTTAAGCCTGAGCTCTTCATTCCACCATGTGTTCTTGTTGTAAAACACGCCATAAGAACATCCGGTTATCATCTTTGACAACGATAGAAATGCAGTTTCATCGTACATGACCGGAGATATTCGTGCAGTAAATCCGAACAGATGCACATCCAGCATATGAGCAATCTCGGCAAGATTGAATATTATACGCGTTATCTCGTTCTTATCCTTAATCCTCGACGGTTCTCCTTTTTCTACACATATAGATTTGCAGGCGTGGACATCATCGTCAAGCATGAACAGGTTTCCGAAATGCTTAGCCATCCAGTTACGTTTGGGGATGAGTCCTACAACATCGTCCGGATGAGTGACTATCTCACAATCTGGATTGAACTGTCTGTATAGGTCCGCCTGGCTCTCTGCCACACAGATTATCGGGTCGTTCACCAGCTTTTTAGCGAACACCCTGTCATGTCGCTTATGACTTGGTATTACGATTCTCAATTGCATGGCGTACATCCTTAATATCAACTACATTGCTTTTGCTCACTTTGCCGGTCTTGTAACTCTGCATGTGCTGCATGTCAAGTGCTTCACGTAACCAGTTGCTATCCACTTCACTAGCCGACATAATGATGAATAGCTCATATTTTTCATCATACTTGGGTATAAGTGGATAAACAGCAGTTTCATCCGTTATGGCTTCGAAACGCTCCTTGAATTCGTCCTTTTCAGGTTCCGGAGCAAACTCAATACCCCAGTCCTGAAGTTCAGACTTATCCCAGTCGTTCATCATCACGTCCATATCATTCTCACCGAATGACACGTTATCCTTTGTCGCATATTCACGCAGCTTCTTTACAGGAGTCTCAGGATTTAGAACCTTGCAAGGAAGTTCCTTGTACCCAAGTTCCTTGCAGGCCCTAAGTCTTAAATTACCGCACACTACAATGTATCTTTCTCCTACAGGATAGACAATTAGTTCACGAAGATTAAGCATCTCAGGACTGTCCTCTATGCTTTTCTTCATTGCATCATAACGGTAATCCCTGAAGAACCGGGGATTTTTCGGAAGGCCATCAAGCTGGCCCTTATTGAAATCCAGCAAACTGATCTGGATTGTTTTGAAATCAAATTCTGTTGTCATATACCAACTATTTAAATCAACAACACTAATAATCAACATCACACAATAGCCGGAACATCACTTAGTCAACGCGGTATGAATTAAACTCAACCTTATCCTTCAATAGTTGTTCGATGTCATTGCATCCTATCTTCTCAAGATAGGTAAGCGTAGCTATTATGACATCTGCGGCTTCTTCCTCACGTTCACTCCAGGATGGTATATGATTGCTTCGCTCCTTACCAGCTTCAGCAAGTTCCCTCCATTCTGACGATATGGCCAGCACTACGGCTTTAGGAGAAGTAGTTTCTGTCATTTTTTTTCGCTTCAACGCTATATCAAAACATCTTTTTGCAAGTCTGTTTAACGTAATCATAATTATCTAAGTTATTGTTATCGGACTATATATCAATTAAGCAAATGATTCAGGGCGAATGAATTTTCTCCATAATGGTTGTTAAGGTTAAACAAAAGAGGAGTCTAAATGACTCCTCCGTATTCTAATTTACTGCTCACTTTCAAGTTCCTTAAGTCTCTCATTCAACTTTTCTTCCTTTTTCCCATAGGACTTACCCAGTTTATCACACAGTTCCTCATATTTTTCAGGATATTGTTCCTTAAACAGCAAATTCTGCAACTCCTGTAATTGTCTGTTATACATAACTGCACTATCAGACAATTTATTGCGGATAAATTCACGGTACCATATCTTCCTGTCATTCTGATGTTCAGTGACATACTTGACCAAATCATTCTCTCCTGTACTCACACCAATAGAGTCAAGATATACATATCCACACTCCTTTAAAACAAGTGAATCAAAAATGATCTGCTCATTCAAAGTAATATCATCTGGTTTACTTGAATAATCCGTTATCTCATTAGCCCAACTTCGCAATGTCTCAGTTGCCTTCTCAACCATGAGTTCCTTATTGCGCTTAATCTTCTGTCTGATATTCTCTGCCTCAATCTGCTTTGATACAGTACAAGCACCTTTAACAGATGAAGATTTCTTGAGATAATAAAAAGAAACCTTGAATTCAGGTCTTCTATAATTAAGTACCTCAATGCATCTATACAACTCATTATTTTCGAGCTTCTCTGCAATCCTTTCATCACCCTCATTATACCAGCATTGATGGTCGAATACGTTATCATACACTACCTCAAAGCCCATATCATTGTACATCCTAACTGCATCTTCCTTTCTCTTCTTCTCATTTTCATTATCCCATGATTTTGGAGATTCAATTAGAATGACTGATTTTCCGAATGTCAGCGGCTCTCCCTTTTTAACAAGATTGTCAGCCTCCTTCATGACACGGTATTTGACATATTCCTGCTGCTTCTTCTCGAAACATTCACGATTAATGCACTTCTGTTCCTTTCCTTTCATTTCATAGAAAAGGCACCCATGATTTGCCGTATTATTGATGCATCCGGAACATGATAGAATCGAATCACTGAAATTATCCTCAGAAAAGAACTGTGCCTTATCAATAACACAGAACAAGTCATCAATATATTCCTTTATATCAGATATGCTTGCAGCACTCTCACCATTCACGTTCTCATTATAGAATTCTTTCTGCGCATCTATATCGAGTTTAGCCAGCAACATTGCTCCTGATATTGGGATAAGTTCCTGTCTTAACATATCAATAAGCTCAGGAATAAGCCCTTTCAGCTTAACTCTGTCCTGAATGAATCTGATTGACTTACCGAATCGGACAGCAATGTCCTCAACAGCATTTCCATTTTCAAGAAGAAGTGAAAATGCTATCGCTTCCTCAACAGGATCTACATCCTGGCGCTGCAAATTCTCTGTTATCATAGCGTCGAAAGCCTGTTCGTCAGTCATTTCCCTTACTATGCACGGTATTTCATTGTACTTGTCAGATTTTTTAGCCAGCATATTCCATGCTCGGAAACGTCTTTCACCGCATACAATCTCGTACCTCGGTTCTACAGATACAACCTCGCCGGTTTCTTCATCAATATGTGTTTCTTCATCGCTGATTTTCCTGACTGTGATAGGCTGTAACAAGCCCTGTTCTTCAATATTCTGAGCGAGTTCCTCAATCTTCGCTTCATCAAAAGTTTTACGAGGATTCATCGGTGAAGTATGTATGTACATCATCGGTATTTTTTCGATTTGTGCCATAATTTTAATATTTATTGGTTTGACTTTTAGTTTATTACATCAGTAAAGATAGTTCAGAATGACAAGTTTTGCAAACAGAAACTTCGCCATTTTATAGCCTTTTAATCACTGAAATAAATTCACGTTCAACAGTCTTTTCAAACGCATTCATCTTATCCATGCTAACACGTACAATACAATGTCCGTTAACTGTAAGATGGACATTGTACCATTCAAAATGACTACATATCTCATCCTTTTTCCTAAGCCCTTTTTTGTTGAACTTTATTTCATACACCCTTATGTTTGCAGTCATACTCTTCAAGCTGTTTTTTCAGTCTTTCAAGTTTCTTCTCTTTCATGAAGGAAAGTATATCATCAGATCTACGGAGCGCTTCCTGTGCACTCTTGTCTCCATGTGATGCCAGAACCTTCAATTGTTTGCGGTAATCATCATAATACAACCCAGATTCCTCCTGAACTCTTACCTTATGCTCATTGTACGATATTACGTCAGCCTTAGCGCATCTCTCACGATTGTATTGATTCAGCCATCCCATGATAACAGAGCCATCCAGACGATTATATATCTCTCCGTATCTACCCTTCATAGCATTTCGGAAAGCCAACTTCAAATCATCAATCTTGAAATACGGATATTCCTCGATAATTAAATCAGTTGTAATGGCTACCTGTGAATCATTCATTGTATTTGACGCATTGAAGAAATCCACAACCTCCGACAGCAATATCACAACAATTGCACGTGCATGATTTTCTCCGAATTCCATGGCAACTTTTACAAGTGCCGGCACTGATGATGCAAAAACATCATCGATACTCTTAGGTTTCAGAATCTGTAAGTATTGCTTCGGCGAGGCCTTTAAGACGGCTAACTGATTCCTTTCTGCCTCCTGCCGTATTGTTATTTCGTTTTTCGTCATAATTACCCTCCAATATCTTAGTGAAGTTTCCAGCCTTGAAAATCCAGTCAAAATCGCACTTCCAGTTTCTGTCGTTACACCCTAAAAGAAATGGACTGGCAGCCACCTTCTTCAATACGGTGAATACAGTTTCCTTGTCGTACTGGGCTATTCTTGCCTTGACAGCCTTGCGCCTTGCTTCGGTCATGTTCACGACCATTGACAATTTACCGTTGAAAGTAGTATTGAAGTATTCCTGCAATCTGACAAAATCAACATGCTCTATTTGCGGATGAGGATTCAAAGAAAGCTCGTCTTTCTTTGTATCTCCTTCTGGAGATATTTCTTTATCATTTTCTTTACTTTTCTTTACTCTACTTTTCTTTACTTTACTTTGTGTACTTCTGACATCAGAAACTTGGTTTTTGACGTCAGAAACTATTTTTCTGACATCAGAAACCATATATTCTTCAATGTACTCAATTTTTTCTCTCTTGTAAACCGCGGACTTGAATCGCTTCTGAATACCTAACGAGGTAAGTACATTATGCTTATTGTATATGTCCTGGTCAAAAAAATCAACTTGCAGAGCCTTCAATATAACTTCCTTTACAGCGCCCTCGGAAACCCCAACAGTGTCAGCAATAACAAAAGGCAAATCTTCATCCCACAAAATGTAATACCCTTTATCCTTGTAGATATTACACAGCAGGCAGATTAGTATGGAAGTAGCCTGTGAACCGCATGCCCTTGCAATCTTCCTGATTTTTATGTCTGAGAAAAAATCAACATCAAATGGGAAATAATCAATTCCCTGCTTGTTTGGTCTGGCCATAAGTACCTCCTACTTTCAGAACTCAATCGGAGTTACCTCATATTCGATACGTGGTTCCTTCTTGTCGATGAACTTCTGAATGTCTATTTGAACACAATATCTGTCATTATCAATCGTCTTGGTCTGCTGCAGGCAATCAAGAAGAATCTTAAGAGAATTGTCCAGATCCGGTCGGTTACTTGAATAATATATCTTTGCTTTCAGCTTGAAATATCCCTTTACCATCCTACCACGTTCCGGACACTGGATATAGAAATTCTTTTCATATTCAGTAAGAACCTTCTGTTTGGCCAGCTTTGCATGACCACCGACATTTACTATCTTATAACAGTTACTCTTACTTGGTATCTGTCCTCTTATCACATACATAATCTATAGTATTACATTGGTTAATTGTTTCCCGTTTGTCTTTATCATCCATTTACCTTTTTCCGGCTGCTCAATCCTCAAATCCTCTACCTTACCGAATGTTTTAATGTTTCCACACAGGTCAACCACCCAACCCTCCTTCCCTGGGTATGGCCGGATAACACGACCTACCATCTGGTAGTACAATGCAAGTGACATAGTAGGCCGGCAAAGAACGATTGTATCCAGCTCAGGATAATCAAATCCTGTAGTGAGTACACCGCAATTTGCAACAACCTTTATCTTTCCGGACTTGAAATCTGACAAGATCCGTTCACGTTCTTTCTTCGGAGTCGTTCCACTGACCACTGCACTGTCCGGAATCTCATTGGTTAGCATTTCAGCCTCCTTTACAAACCTCGTGAACACCAGTATTCCACGTCTCGGTATTCCACTCTTAGGAGCCAGCAACCTTCTTACCATGCTAATCAGATAGCCATACAGGTCAACACGTTTAAATTCCTCTGAAAGACTCTCTTCATCGAAGTCAGCACCAGTTGAATTCTTTCTGACTTTCACAAGTTCTATTTTTGTCAAGTCGTAATACTTCAGTTTGGTAAGGAATCCTCTTGCAAGCAGTTCGCTCACCTGACAATAATAAATTACGTCCGAAAAAACCCTTGGCCTTGTACGCGTAAGGAACTTTAGCATTGAACCGTTCATCGTGCTGCACAATCTGTAAGGAGTAGCAGTAAGTCCGATAATACGTCTCTCAGCAGCTGCGAAGAAATCAGCATACATTCCTTCTGTCGGGTTAACCAAATGGCATTCATCAATAAGAATATACCTGAAATGCTTGAAATCTTCCATGTGATTATATACGCTACCGATAGTGGCGAAGGTAATTCTGTTTATATCCTTTCTCTTGACAGAGGCAGAATAGCATCCGGCATCAAAGATTCCGTATGTCTGCAACTTTGCGAAGTTCTGTTCCAGGATTTCCTTGTTAGGCTGGAACACCAGCAACGGTTCATTCAGCCTTGCTGCTATGTCAGCTATGATGAGGCTTTTCCCTGCACCGGTAGGCAATACCATAAGATAATTTCTACCGTTTTTCAGTTTGTAGTGTGATATTGCTGCGTTACTAGCTTTCTGCTGGTAATCTCGTAATTGAAACTTCATATACTTAATATTCCTTTATGAACTTTTTCGTGACAGGAAGCACACAGAGTGACAAGGCAATCAAGGTACTCAAGTTCCTTTCCAACAATTGAAACACCATTTACCTTATATCTCTTGTGATGCACTTCCAAAGGATAGCGTGCTCCGCAAATCCTGCACTTATGCCCATCCCTTAACCTCACATTCCTTGCAACCTTTTCCCAATATGGATTGTTAAGAGAACGTGCATAATTGGACTTGCGGCCACGCTTATGCTGCAATCTACTCATCACCTACAGCGTCATTGAATTCTTCTTCACCCATAACTTCACCATCATTATCTGGAAGCATGTCATGTTCCTTGTCAAACTCTTCATCAGAAGGTTTCTCAGGAGCAGGGAAGTCAAGACCGAACAGCTCCATCATTGCTACACGGTTCTTATCTTCCTGAGCCCACAATGATGATTTATCGTAGGATGGAATCTTTTCAGATTTGGCCAGTACGACCTTACCGTTAAGAATGGAATAATACAGGAAATACCCATTCAAAGCGATACGGAATGTCTTTGTAGCCGGAAGTTTCTTTTCATCCGTTCCTTCCTGTACTTTTGCAGCGTAATCCTTAATCTGCTTGCTCAATGAATTCAACCTTTCCTCAGCATCCGTCTTGATGCGTTTGGCTTCCTCCTTAGCGTTCAACAAAGCATTCTCAGCTTCAGGAAGCTCCTGCTCTACAAGCTTGCAGTATTTCCCACGAAGGTCCGATTTCTCCACATCATCCATGTAACGCAGCGCCATCTCGTTCTCAGGGAACAAAGCATTGAAGTGTTCATTCACTGCCTTAAGGATGTCTTTCTCACTCTCAGCGTTCTCAAAATGCAGTTCCAATGGAAACTGTTCCCGAACTGCCTCCGGAAGAACGAATTGCAGTTCTTCCGGTTCGTAATCTTTAATTATTGCCATATTAATATTTGTTTTCGTACTCGGCTGCAAATGCCGAATAATATTGGTCTGTAGGTAACGGTAGCTGGATTCCGTATTCAGTCATTATATCAGTCTTGACGGCATCCAGGAAATGTGACATCTCCATTGTGCTAAGTCCCTTTGTGCCCCTTGCAAGTTCCGTCCTCTCACCTTTCGGGGTGATAACCATCTTCGTAAGGAATTTCTTACAATACAGGTCATGTATCGTTTCCACCCCTTCCTTTGTACTCCAGTACGCTTCACCGGTGAACTCACGTAAGGCACCACCCACGCACCTGAACCACATCCACATGAGCGCGTTCTGGTCAAGCGTCCTGGGCTTAGTCTTTCTCTTGATGGTAAGAGTATATTCACCATTACGGAGAAGGCTTAGCATGAAGTTGAAATCCTTGTCCATGGTGGCCTTACCGTCTTTCTTAATTATAGTAGCTTCCATAATCAGAACGGTAAATCATCACTTGGAGTCTCTGATGGTAATGGAGCTTCAGAAACATTATTCTGTGAACCACTCTTAGATGTTGTGGAAAGAATCTCCATGTTATCTGCGAATATCTCTGTGATATATCTCTTCACCTTACTGTTATCTTCATAACTTCTGGATCTGATTTTACCTTCGATAAAAACCTTGTCTCCCTTGTGAAGATATTTACCTGCAACCTCAGCAAGCCCCTTCCATAGTACAATGTTGTGCCACTCTGTCCTGTCCGGTACCTGAGTACCATTCTGCAACGTGTATCCCTTTTCCGTCGTTGCCAGTGTGAACTGGCAGACTTTTGTTCCGGAATCAAGCGTTCTTACATCAGGGTCCTTTCCAAGATGCCCTATCAGCATTACCTTATTAAGCATTTTCTTCCTCCTTTCTTAATGTGATTCTTATAGATGCAGCAGTTTCAGTCTCCTTGATGTACTGTTTATACAACTCAGGATGCTCAGATTGAAACCTCTTAGTGTCGAAAGATTTTTTGATTCCTGCAGGTGTTATGGTAGCTTTCAATACACCTGTGTCCCACGACTTGACATCGTGTTCAACCATTGCGCGTTTCAACGAATCCTTGAAACCGTCAATGAACGGCTGTATTCTCTCAACTTCCGCTACAGCTTCAAGATATTTGTTTATCACGTCCTTTGGCAATAGCTGTACTTCATCCTGCTTGTGTTCAAGTGCAGTTTCAGTATCAAGGTAACGTGTTCCCTCAATCTCACACTGCAACAGCCTTTTTACCTCCACGTCAGATTTCCGGACAAGTGGAATAAGTTTTGATTTTTCATTGTAGAGCCATGCACCAAACAGAGCATCTACTTTAAGATGTGGGTTCAGTAGTTCAAAGAAATACGCATAAATAGACAACTGCCATGCAAGATATTCCTCATCCAGTGCATAAGTAGTCTTTACATCTACCAGAGCAATCGTTTCATTCTTCTCCCACACACAATCAATATTGGAAGCAAAGTATTCTCCATCAGATACTGTATATTCGTTCGCAAGTGCATTATACCCTGCACCAGTCCTAAGAAGCAGATAGTTCATTGCTTCCTGACTTTCAGGCTCAAATCCTGTTGTATCAACAAACTGGCATTCGTGATGAACTCTTGTACCTCTATCTGCTGCCCTTTCAAGTATATACTTTGGAACATCCTTGTACTTATCCGGAAATAATTGTCTTTTAATCATTCCCGTTATTCCTGAAAGCTGCTTGTCGCCCAGGAAATAGGTGTGGTTCTCTTCATTGAAAACCACACCTGACTCAACTAATTCTATCATTCTGGATATTTTTTACACATTTCCATTGTTGCATTTCTGAACTCCAAATTCTGCTGAAGTGCTGGATACTTCTTCCAAACTTCGTTAATGGCATATCTGCTCTGACATGCATTCACTTCAGCAACAGCATCTTTCAGTTGTTTCCCTGTGAACACTTTAGGATTTTTCTGCTGAGGCTGCTCAGACTTCTTTTCCTTTGGCATAGGGAACTGGTATCTTATCACACCATTGTTGTCTACAATGATACATTTACTAACCTCTCTGTTCTCGTCATACTCAATCTCACTTACAGAGAACTTAGTATAAGTAGAACATTTTCCCGAAGTGCTCTTAAAGATTTCGTTTGGTTCAAGTTTTACCCAAATAAAAGGTGCCGAGTAAAGTTCTCGACCAATCCCCCAGTTGAATCCGGCACGCTTGAATGCATCGGAAGCCTGACCTTTCTCCTTTTCCGTATTGGATTCAGTTCCGACATCCTGCTTGCTCACCCATTCCTTTTTCTTTTCATCGTAGATTGATATGGTGCAGAATAGGTTACCGTTCACAACTTCGTGGTCTCTCTTCCAGTTCATTGGTCCGAACACCTCATCAAGAAGTCTCATATCCACACGGGCATCCTTGTACAGCAACAATGTGCATCCTTTCTCATTGATTGTACCTATTCGGCATTCAATCTCGTTTGCTCTCAGGGTTCTTATGTTCACAATTTTGTCAGAAAGTGTCTGTTGCACTTCTTTTTTTTCCTGTTTTTCTTCCTGATTATCTTTTTCAGGAACGTCTGTTTTAGCTTTTCTTTCAGCCATAATTAAAATATTAATGGTTTGACTTTTAGTTCTTTACATCTGTAAAGGTAGTTCAGATAGTCAAGTTTTGCAATCCGAAACTTCGCCATTTTTACGCCTTAACCTTTGTTCTCATTATGATAAATAAAACCCTGGGGCGTATTCCCCAGGGCACATCACACACAATCAATCCTTTCCGATTTCGCGTTACATTTCAGATAGAGTCAACGGCTAACCGATGCTGCGCGGATGAAACCCTGCGCTATCTTCGCCCTACTTTCGGATTTAATAACGGATTTTCTTTCTTCTTTTTAGGTTTCTTGTTGTAGTATGGCATATTATTTAAATCCCCATTCTTTCATGTAGTCAATATTTTCAGGAAATCCCTCTACCGATTTAGGACTAAGGAATATTTTCTCACTTTTCAATGGAGTGCCTCCCCATATAGTAGCAGGACATTCTTCATATTCTTCTTTAGAAACTTCACTCACACTAAAGCGTGGTTGGAAACCATATCCCATTACGCTTTCTCCTAAGTAACTACCAAACTTCTTTAAAGCCCATTGAAATGCGATTTCTTCACTGAATAATCCATTTTTAGAAAGGACTGCTGCATATATTCTATGCATATAGCATCCTGTTTCAGTTAAATCAGGATTGCAACGGATGCAGAAATAGGAAATATTTCGCAAAATCTCTTTCACATACGTTTCATGCTCCTTACATTCTTCTTCTGTAAGAAACTCTTTTCCATCATTAGCGATGTAAATAGTCTTAGTTATTTCTTTCGTTTCCATATTCTTTATTTTTGAGATTATTTGTGGGCACTACGGGAATCGAACCCGCATCTTCGACTAACAATAGAGATTTCTAACACTAACAAACAAACATGGAATGGAATTATGCCGATGTTCTACCATTAGACCAAGTGCCCAGAAAAAAATAGTACGGACGACTTTCACAAGCCAGTCCGTACACCAAGAAATTAAAACGTAAACATTTATGTAGAAAATAACCACCTTCACAGGCTTTTAGACTTGTTCCTTTTTTTATGTCTCTTCTTGTACGAACAGTACCTTAACACATCAGCACCATTGCAGAACCATTTTCCGTTCTGACAATCTGCCTTCTTCTCAGCACGTATCTTACCGCTCTCAACAAGCTTTTCCAACCGGTTCTCGGAACCGACTATTCCTGATGCCTGAGACTTGCTGAACTTTATTCCTTCCATTGCAAGAAGTATGTTCTCAAGAATCATTCCTGCTGTATTATCTGACAATATTGTAGTCATAAACTTCCCATTTAATTCGAACACCATCAGCTAACACGTTTAACCGTTACAATTCCGGCTTCACGGTCTGTCTTGCATTTCCATGACATACCTGAAGCACGTTCAACATCCAACCTATTGGCTATTGTACCCATAAGAGAAATTCTCTGATGAATACCAAAAATAACCTCTTCATCTATTTTCATGGATCGTAATGTCGATACAATAGGTCTTTTGCCCATAACTTCTACCTTTCTTTCCATATTATAACACAAGCATATACCGATGCAATTACAATGATTATACAGGAGCATATCCATATACCCTGCACCGGACTTGGTATTGTGATTGCTCCATACAACATGCCAACAGCACATATAGCTACCATCAGCATCCATATACGACTAAATACTTTCATAACTAATAAGTTTAAGTTCCGAGAGACGGATTCGAACCGCCACCTGCACCAAAAATCCTTATGCCCTCAGACTGGTGCCGTTCTGCCATTAAACAACCTCGGAATAGAACTGGAGAAGGGAGTCGAACCCTCACATCAACGATAATCATTATTGCATTCATCTATTTTTTATAACCCAGTGTTGCGCTCTACCGTTAAGCTACTCCAGCTATATCATATCGTAAAACCTATTACAATAGGCCGAATTGCTACAATTCTACACTCTGTCGGACCGCCCGTTATCCACGGTGAATTACTATACCATACCAGTATGTCCGTCAGCCAAAAGATGTCAAGGAACTCTTCTCTATTGTTCCCGGATAGGCGGTCAGGCCACACCGGCATGTGATTTGTCAATCACCGAAAACACTAATTCTCATCTCTTCCTTTGAACTAAAAAGTTCTTTCTCGGAATAGGATGCAAATGCTTCACTGGAGCATTCCTTTTCTTTTGGAACCAACATGTAATAGTAGTTCTTCTGTACTCCGTCGGAATCTACACTGATGTTGATACCCTTGATTGTTTTCTCTTCAGCCTTCATTCCTATAAGTGTCCAGACTTTCTGTCCTGGCTGATACTTGGTTGGTTTAATTTCCATAATGGTTTTGACTTTTAGTGAGGTTTTTATTACGCAAATTTGTATCTCAAATAATCGGCTTCACTTGCAAAGCCGGGGTCAACGCTGCTGAAATCATCATCATTTTCAATGTGGCTTTCAGAAACTTTGAGTTCATCTTCAAGAAAACTTATGAAATCTTCTTTGCTGTCGTCTGTATTGAAGTAAGATTGCATCTCTTCTTCTGTCATAGACTTTGCTTTTTCGATGTCAGCTTTAAGACTTTCAGCTTCATTTTCGTAGAAAAATTCATCAGTTTTCATTTTCAATTATTCGTTTTAATTTCTATTTTTGTATGTGTGTATGTTTGTATTGCAAAGGTATCGCAATATTGCGATATATGAAAATGTTTTCTTGTAAAAATATCGCAATATAGCTATTTTTAACATTTATGTAGGATATATGGATAAGCAGGAAATTAATAATGGACTTATTGAACGTTTAGAACAACTAATGGAATACAAGTCTTTAAATCAACGTTCCTTATCTAAAGAAATAGGATTTAGTTATTCAACGCTCAATAAATATTGTAATAAAAAAAGTAACACTATTGATTTTGAATTAATCTATAGACTTGCATCGCATTTTAGCGATATTGATACTAACTGGTTAATACAAGGTACAGGAGAAATGCTGCTGACATCTGAACAGCCAACTGCTTCAAGCGAAAGCGACAGATTAAGCAAGCTGATTGACACAATAGCCTTCCAGCAGGACACCATCAACAACCTTCAAAGAAGAATCAAGGAACTGGAAGCGGAACTGATAATAGCTAATAATGAACGTAAAATAGGATAATATGAAAAGATTTATTTTTATCGCACTTGCACTTATTATTAGTACAGTTGGACTTTATGCAGAAAATTATATTTACTGCGAACTTGTTGGGACTACAAAACTAATGAGCAACAAAGTTAAAGTTCAAGTTGACTATGGCCAGGAAACGTCTTTCTGGAAAGGCATATCATATATGAAAGACGAAAACGGGAAGAATATAGAATTCAATTCTATGGTGGATGCAATGAACTACTTCGGAAAACAAGGATGGGAATTTGTACAAGCTTATGCAGTCACAATGGGAAATCAAAACGTATATCACTGGCTATTGAAAAAAGAAGTATCTGAAGAAGAACTGAACAAAGCATTGGAAACCGAAAAGTAATAATATTAATATGAAATATCTGTACTGTATAATAGCATCTATACCTCTAATTACTTATATACTCAATTTCGCCAATTATAAAATAAGCGACGATCCTGAAAAATGGGCTTTTTTTGGTGACTATATAGGAGGTGTTTATTCAGTTGTACTCACGTGTATTCTAACTTATCTCATGTATCAATTGAATAAAAAAGATGAACAAATAAAAGAAAAGAAAATATTTGCAAAATCATTACTACATACAATTAATGAATTCAACAAATCATCTTCAAATCTAGACGTTGATAAAGTTGACTCTTTTAGAAATCAAATAATAGATAATGAATTCTTGTTTAGGAATGAATCAGACTTTTCAAGGCTAATAAATATAGCAGATTACTATTTAACACTATGTTCAGATATAAACCAAAGGAACCCTGAAAAAGACATTCAAATAAAATCTTTTTTAAAAGATATATACAATCAATAGTTCGTTAAAAATTCGCCAAGCCTAAGCGGCTTTGGCGGTAAATAAAAT